CCAACAATGTATCGCTTTCATCATACAGTTCTGTGAAGTAGTTTTCTTTATCGGGGTATGTAACTGTAAGAAGCACATTACTAGTTTCGAAATCAGGATTATCATAGTTAGAAGTAACTATAAGTTCATCAGACTCATTAAAGATTTGTGTGTAATAGTTACTTTTGTTCGGAAAAGTCACTTTCACAAACACATTACTTGTGTTTACATCAGGTGCACTAAAATTGGAAGTCACTAATAAATTAAAATTGCTGTCCAACCATTTCTCAATAAAATTCTCTTCATTTGGCTTTGTCACCGTAAGAAGCACATTACTAGTTATTGGATCGGGTATACCATAATTTGAAGTCACCAACAATGTATCGCTTTCATCATACAGTTCTGTGAAGTAGTTTTCTTTATCGGGGTATGTAACTGTAAGAAGCACATTACTAGTTTCGAAATCAGGATTATCATAGTTAGAAGTAACTATAAGATCATCATACTCATCAAAGATTTGTGTGTAATAGTTACTTTTGTTCGGAAAAGTCACTGTAACAAACACATTACTTGTGTTTACATCAGGTGCACTAAAACTGGAAGTTACTAATACATTCGCCTGATCATCTAACAATTCGGTATAGTAATTAAAAGGATCGATCTCCTCTATGGTCATCAATGTATTACCATTAGTATCTGGTGGTAACTTTGTTATTTTTTTCAATAGCTCATTCGTATTACTATTATGAATAGTTTGTTCGAATCGTTGATCCAAATAATTTGTGGTCATTATTTTATGCACTAAACCCGGAATCCCTGCTACCGATTTGTTTAGATACAAGTTGTATCCTATTCTTTCGTATGCAGGCGGAACCCTATTTATATCTAATATAGTGTAATCAAAATCGGATGACGTTTTAAAATACCATGTTCCATCTGGATTTGCACTTCCATCAATATTAGCACTCACATTTACTAATAAATAGTTGTTTTCAAGTAAATAAGCGATCGCTTCTTCTTCTGAAAATAATCCTGTATGTTGAGTAGAAAAACTTGCATCACCTACAATTGCTTTATTACGATATTTGATATAGGGTTCTTCTTCCAATATGTATTCATAAATTGTTGTTGTCGTTTGTAATATTTCACTTTCTTTTATTCTAACTTCTTTTGTGTCTTCATTTGTATACTTTGTAAATATAGTAACGACTCCTTCGTCATTTGGAGTGGATGTAGTCTTTGTTTCTAACAATATATTATCGCTATTTATGATGTCTTCTTTTTTGGAGTCATCAAAATAAGTGGTTAGATGAATCACATATTGATTCTCATCCGCTAAAAAAATTTCGGTGGTTTGTAATGTAATAGTATCATTCGCAATAGTCTCAATGCTTGAATATGTCAAATTATTTTCATAATTTATCAATGTTATAACCTCTCCTTTTTCATTAGATGGTGATATATTTATTGTTTGTAAAAGAGTATCGTACTTATCTGAAGTTGTGATAACTTGAGTATTATCTTTATAAACTAATGTATTTGTAATATTTTGTGTGATTTCGTCTACAGTAATAGACATGAAAACATCATTGTTTGGTTTATTTATATACAACTCTGCCATACCGTCAATTTCACCAGAAGTTCCATATAAATAAATAGTTAATGCATTTAAGGAAGATACATTTAAAGAAGATCCATTTTGCAAGTCAGCTACAACGTTTATTTTTACATTTGTAAACTCGTCAGTTGTTGTTTCATCAATCATAGACGAGTTAAAGATGACATCGGAGTAAATGGCATCATTGCTATTGTCAATAATCCAATCACGTATATCAACTACAGGTACATTTGAATCAACAATTCCAAAAAGAAACCACTCTGTTTGTAAATCAAATTGTTTTGATATATTTCCAGATATATATAATTCATTACTGCTATCAAATACTATTTTACTAAATGATGTATATACAGGATCTCTATCGGTTGTAAATAGGGTTTGTTGGAAATATATATTAGAATGTACATCTTCAACTGCCGTGACTAATATGTAATTTGAGTCTTCTAAAACCGTAGCATTGTTTGAATTTACATTCAGATATGTATAAACATCAGAAAGTTCAAAATTATATTCAATTTTCAATAACAATTTTGATATCACTACATCTGACAAAATTAAGGTACTTTTGTTTTCGTTAAAAAACATTTTCAAGTTATTTTCGAGTAAATCTACATTCGATTCGAATAGTATAGGTTTATAAATTATATTAATATCATTGTAACTTGAAAAGAAAGACGCTTCCTTAATCACAATAGTATTATTAAATCTCGAGAAATAGGTCTCGTGAGTGAGATAGGGTTCAGTACTAGAATCCGGTGGTGATATTGTATATTTATCTATATCATCAAATTCCGAAGGTGTATTACTATTTGTTGCATACAAATACACATTCGCATAATTGATGTACTTCACATCCACAAGATTACTATTTACATCAAGAACATACGAAATTGGTAATTGGTATATATCTATTGTTTCTAATGTTGTTTCATGAACAATCGCAAGGTTATTGGAATTGTTTAATATAAATTCCCTTACATATGCATTACTCAAATTTGAAGCGGTTGTTACAAATGCATAATAATCGATTATGTTATTAGAATACGAAGTCACTTTTCCTGTTAATAATATATTATCATTGCTAAACTCACATAAATTTATTGATGTTTTTATTGAGCTTTTCATAGAAGTAGTTGAAATAAACGGATGTTCTGAATATTCGATTTTATTATTTGAATTTAAAGTTGTGATAATAATGATATAATCAAGCATGTCACTTAATGCTGATGTTGAATGAATGTCCAAAGATGTAAAAGCAAAGCTGATAGACAAATTGTCAAGTTGATGAACATCATATTGTTTCATAGGAAATACAGAAGTAGGATGTTCTAGAAATTGTATATTGTTTTCGATGAAATCTTTCAGAGTATCTTGATTGTAAAAGTCAACATCACTTTTTAATAATGCAATAGGGGTGTATATTTGATGAATATCAGTATATTTTGAAAATAAAGTCATATTTGTAATGTAAATTGTTTCATCGAATCTAGAGTAATAATTTGATAATGTTATGTAAGGTGTCGTTTGAGTGGGTGATATAGTAAATTGATCAATATCATCAAATTCCGAATTTATATTACTATTTGTTGCATATAAATACACATTTGTAAAATTAATATGTCCGATGTTTGTTATATTGCTGTTTAAATCATGAACATATTGCAAAGATGAATCTATTAAGTATTCAGTGGAGGTTATTTGACCACTTATAATAGATGATGAATATTCTGTACTTTGTATTATTTTTCGAACATCGTTATTTGTTAAATGTGGAGAGGTTGTAGCATAAAGATAAAAAATGGTTACATTTTCTGTGTCGGGAATAACATTACCCACTATTTTAATTGTATTGTTTATATAATCAAGTGAACATGTGGATAGTTCTGTGCGTAAAGTTGTTAATGTATCGATAGATGGTCGTATATATTGTTCAATATATCCAAAATTTTCATTGGAGTCTAAAACTGCGATAACGATTATATATTCACTATTTTCATCTATAACTTTTGAAGAAGATATATCATATTCACTATAATAATTGGTCACATTGATGTTTTCCGTTAATTGACCAATAGTACCTTTTGTAACAGGGGCAGTTATATATATCGAATCTAACAATGGTAACGATGATAAAAAGGTTTTTAACTCTTCTGAATTTGTTAAATCCGTATCTTTTGCAAAGGCGATTGGTTGATAAATTTTTACAATATTGTAATATCCTGAAAAAATCGTAATATCCGTGATATGAATTATATTGTCGAATCTTGAATAGTGAACCGATTGTGTGATGTAAGGTAAAAATGTTGACGGTGTTATTGTTAATCTATCAATATCTTGAAAATTAGACCCATCGTTGTTTTTTGCATATAAATATACATTTACATAGTTGATTTGATTTGCATTTACTAAACTATGATCTAAATCGTAAATATATTCAACAGACTTTGAATGTATGTCAATATTGTCAGTAAATGAAACATTAGTTATTATTATTAAAGGATCATCTATAATGGCTACAACCTGATCGTTTGTAAGTGTGGAATTGGTGGTCGCAAATATATAATAAGTAGAATTAACACCAGTATCGGTAATAATATTTCCTGAAAGCCTTACACTGTTATCATCAATATTTATACTACCTGATGTAATTATGGTTTGTAGTTGAGTTGTTATGTAGTTTGATGGAACTATATTTTGTATAAAGATATTTATGATATCATTGTTATCTTTGGATGCAATAAGTAAAGAATACTCTATATTCTCGATTATATGTAAACTGGATGACAAATCCAGTGAATTATAAGCTGTATAAATGTCAACAGATGATGTTAAGTTTCCAATTGAATTTTGTATGATAGGTGTGGTGTTTATATAATCTAATCCAGATAGGCCGCCAAAGACTTCCGTTTTTAATAGTTCTGTATTCGTAAGGTCTACATTACTTGTAAAAAGAAGCGGTCTATATATATAGTCAATATCACTAAAACTATAAAATAGGGTCATATCCGTTAAAGTAATTGTATCATTAAATCTTGTATAAATGAAGGATGTTGTAATGTAAGGGTCAGTTGAAACATGATTAATTGTAAATGTATCAATGTCATGATGTAATGGATTGTTACTATTTGTGGCATACAAGTGTATGTTAGCATAATTGATAAGGCGTGTGTCAACAATTGTATTCTCACTTTTTATATCGAATGCATGAGACAGTTCTACAGCATCAAAATTCAAATTGGAAGTTATGCTTTCTTTTATAATATAGGATACATCTACCAGTTTTGTTATAAAATCTACAACTTCTTCATTTCTTAAATTTGAGTTTATGGTTGCAAAGAGGTAATAAGTTGTATCATCTGTGGAATCGGGTTTTACATAACCATTAATTTTGATATTATTTTCTAAATCGTCAAAAAAGCATGAGGAGAGTGTGGTTCTTAAGGTTGATATATAAGAGATGGGTTTTTCAAACTGTTTATATGTAATGCTGTAATTTGTAGAATCTCCATAATTGGTCAATACAACAAAGTCAAAACTGTTGTTGATGATATATGTATAATCATTAATCACATCATTAAAATCATTAATATTACTGTACAAACTATCTATTATTTCTACTATTTCTAAAAACTCGACAGGTAGGTCATCTTTTATATTTTTTCCATATGTATTTATGAACTCCTTTAGAGCTGTTTCATCGACATCTTTAACTTTTACGGTACGATCAAATGCGGCATATTTTATACTATTTACATTGTTTAACAATGTAAAAACTGTTCCAGAGACATAATTGACACTATTAAATGGAGAAAACTTAACATTTTCTATGAATACATAAGGAGATAAATTATCATATTCTACAAATAAATAAGGAATTTCTTGTACGATATAATCGAAATTTTCTTGAAATTTTAAGTCGTCAACTAATTCGTTAATTTTATATTGAGAGAGTACAATATATATGAACATATTAGATACGCTCTCCAATGTTGATATTTGACCGTTTTTATGAACAATAAAATTTAAATAATGTCTTAAGCTTGTACTAGAATTAAGTGTACCACTGATAATATGATGTAATGGGAGTGAGTTTAAAAGGGGAATACTATCTTTTATGGACATAAGTTTGTATGGTACGGATACGATATAATAATGAAGAGTAGATGAAGTTATAGTAATATCTGTTAGGATAGATAACGAATGTGTATTTTCGTTGTAATTAAAATCATAAGAAGTAATAGAATCATAATAAGTAACGTACGGTTTTTTGGATGAACTAAGCAGTATATTTTCGGCAGATTCGATCAAGGTTATCTCAAAGTTTACGCTAGTATTAATAAATGTTCTTGTAATATTACCATTATATCTATCCGGAACATAAACAATATCTTTAGTTAACAGGACACCATCTTGATTTTTTAATGTAGTTGTAGTGGATACATCTGTTAGTATTGTTACGGTTGTAATATCATGAGGTGATTCAGATGATGTGGATTTCGATATTGTGTATATTATTGTATCAAAGAGAGTATTTTTTACAGTTATAGTTTGATCACCATTAGCAAAAATTTCAGTAATTGTAGTATTACCATTTGTAAAGTCAAATAAAGTTGTAATACTTGATACTGCGTCATCATCTAATGGAACAATGACTGTCTCTTGTAGAATATTATTGGCACGATCTGTTTCATAAATAGTTTTAGAATTTTGAGAGTATTCACAAGTAGTAGTTATGACAATACCTGTTTGTTTATTTTCAGATTCTATTTCAGTTGTTTTAATGATATTATTTTCATCATCTTTTAAAGTAGTGAACCTGTATCCATTTGTTATTTCTATTGTTTCTGTTATAGTATTGTCAATCTCATTAATTGTCATTGTATTTGTAGTAACTAAATACGTAACAGGATCAGGAACATATGTTTCAGTTGAATGAATAATACGATCTTCAGAGTTTGTTATGGTAGTGAATGCATATCCGTTTGTTTTTTCTATACTATTCGTTTTTGTATTATTAGGGTTAATAATAATTGATGTAGTGGTCACAATACCAGTATCATCAGGTATGGATACTTCTATTGAATGAATGATTATATTTTCAGAGTTTGTTATGGTGGTAAACCTGTATCCATTTGTTCTTTCTATACTATTCGTTATTGTATTATCAGGGTTATTGATAAGTGATGTAGTGGTCACAATACCGGTATCATCAGGAATGGATACTTCGATTATTCTCAGAATGATGGAGTCGTCATCTAATTCATTAACAACTTCGTAACTGGAACCATTTAATTGTTTAGTAGTCTTTGACAAGGTATGGTAAACATTGTCTTCAAATGTTATGATTATAGCTCCATTTATATCTGGTGCTGAAATAATCTCTCTGGTTATCATTTCATAAGTGCTTGTGAAAACAGTTGTCATAATTTTCATATCTATATATTTAACTACTTCCGTAATCAGATGAAGTTCATTCGGTTTAGATCTGGTAATAACTCTGATAATAGTATTTTCGAAAGTTACTGTAGCTACACTTGATCCATCAGCTTGAGTCACTGTAACTGTTGTTTCATTCGTTATTTCATCAAAAGTTGTTACTGTGACCTCTCCAGTTAAGAATGAATAGATTTGTCGATCTAAGATATTAATTTGTTCATTAAGTTTTTTATACATGTTGTTAAAACTTTGTATAGTTACACATGCGTTATCTTGAGCCATATCATAACGATTTTTCTTTTGAACCATACCATGTATATTTGAGGAAGCTATAGGTAATTCTGTGTATTGAATATTGTAATCGTCGTTTATTTTTAACCATTTTGATTCATCTATACCAAGTTCATAAGGATATAGAGTGAGTGTTTTATAAGCACTTGTTGTATGCAATGAAGATGTTCCGTTACTAATGTCTACATTATTATTATTCTGTTGTCCAATAGTTGAACATCCTAAGCTATTTAGAACAACAGAAGTGTTTAAACCATAGCAATTATGATATTTTTTCATTAAAAGTACATCATCTTTAAATGATATGATAGAAGTAGGTTTGTTCATATCATTAAAATCACCAGTGTAACTCATCTTTGACAATTTTAAAGCATCGTATACAGGTTCTAATTCCGTCCATGTTAATAAACTTTGGAATTGGGACATATTAGAATCTACAAAAGTACCAATATCATTAGTAAAATTTAAAAGAGAATTTACAATTTTCATTTGATATAACTCTTCAACTTTACTTGACAGGTCAATGTTGACATCATTTATGGTTTTCCATGATATTACCGAGTTGGATGAATTATTTGCAGATGTAAAGTCGTAAGCATAGTTTACAAATCCAAAGGTATTTTCCGAGGCTGTTTTGATATCAACTAATTGAATGTTTCCGTTGGTATTGACACACTGTATTACAAAAAAGGTATTATCATAAACCTCTCCCTGAAATAGATCGAGTTTTAAATGATTATTTATATTTGCATTTTCAAATGTAATATTAGAACCATCTTGTTCGCCTACTGTGCCTATATCTAAATTCTGTCTACACATTAGAAGATCGAGATCGTCATTTTTTAAATTACATTCAGTTACTAAAAACACACTATTTTTAGCGTAATTACTTAATGTTTCTTTTACAAAGTACATATCGATATTATTATATTGTTCTCTGGTAAATTCATAAGCATTATTATACATTTCTTTGAGTGTATTAGCAGTAACAGTATTATTTGATATATTTGTATTATATGAAGTTTGTAAAATGAATTCATTTTTCAAAGAGCCATTATCATTTAAGAACAGATCATACCATTTTGTTTTGTTTGTTCGCAATCCATTAACTAGGACATTATCATTTTCTGATCTTAAATAGCAGTTATTCATATTTTTGTTTGTGTCTATGTTATGATAGTAAAACTTTTCAACAACCAAATCTTTTACGATAAGTAGATCGTTATTTTGATATGAAATATCCCCTATTCCAAGCGAAACTGATATATCGTCTTTGTTAATATGACCTATATCTTGTAAATTTGAATGAAAAACAAGAAAGGTTGAGTCGTATAAATCTTTAAAAAAATCTGAAGTAGTTGGTACATTTTTCAGATCTTGAAACAGTGCAGAAAATACAGAGTCATCTATATTACATCTTGGTACAAAACTTATATCTAAGAAAAAGTCACTAAGTCGAATATTGTCGTTATTTCTCAACCAATCATCATATATATACCAATATAAAGTTCCCTTATCATCTAATGATTTGACGTAACTGGAATATGGTATTGTTTTTTCTGCACTCATAAGTTTAACTTGAAGATTTGTAACTTTAATTTTTCCATCGAGGAGAACATTATCCGCATTTTGTTTTTCTAAAGGACCAACATTTAAAGTATATCGAGATTCATCTGTATCAAAAACATCACCTAAGTTTGTATTTTTTGTAAGTAGATAACTCATGGGTGGGTGTGTGATACAATGTTTTTACTTTAATTATAAAAAAATGAAACATAAAAAATTTCAAAAAGCATTTGATTTTTTTATGAATTGTTGTTTAAATTTATTTGGTTATTTTAATTCAAACTAAGAACGAATAAATTCTGTTATCGAGATCTTCAATTTTTTCAAGAAGCAAATCGTACATTTGTTTGAACGATGTGATAGATACAGTATATGTATCACCAATAGTATTAAAATTGTTTAATTTTTTTACAACACCATAATTATTTTTCGAAACAATGGGTAAATCTGCGTAAATGATTTGATTTTGTTCATTAACTTGTAGCCATTTGTTGATAATATTGAATTGGTTTGGGTAAATATAAAGTTGGTCAGTTTCAACAACTTTAAACACTGCATCGCCACTTTCAATAAGAACAGAATGTTTATTTTGAATACTTAAATTACCGCATCCTAAATTAGTGATGTTAGATGCCGCATTTTCGTGCATTCCTATGCAGTTTTGAAATCTGTTGATAAGAAATATGTCATTTTCGAAAGCATGTATAGATGTGGGGTAGGTATTAAGGTGAGTAAAATCTCCCGAGTAACTTATATTTAATATTTCAAGATTTTCGCAGATTAAAGATGAAAAATCATTCGTCAAAGATTTAAATTGGGATAAGTTAGTGTCCAATAAGTTTATGTCATCAACGTAATCAGTAAATTTATTTTGATAATATAGTGATTTGAAATTGTTAATTATTCTATTAAAGGTTGTATGTTTTTTTTTAAGATTTTTCCAATTCATAACACCATAAACTGGGTTTTCGGGTGATTCAAAATCGTAAACAAATTTGACAAATCCCAAATGTTCGTTGGTTGCGATTTTCAAATTACTCAATTGAACATCACCGTTGTTATTCTTGCATGTTAAAAACAGATCGTCCAAGTCATACATATAGGATTTCATATCAAAAGTGAGATCATTTGTAACAGATATATTTGAAAAAGACACATTTGAGTCATCTTGGGTGGAAACATTTCCCAAATTTAAATTAAATCTGCATAATGATGTTTCGAATTTATCTTCGTTGAGAAGATTGCTACTTCGTACGAAGATCCCATCGACTGCATAATTACTTAATGTATTTAACAAATGTTGTTTATCAATATGTTGTTTTTTTTCATTAAAACGGAACAGGGTAGCATCGTACATATTTTTTAGTGTATTAGCAGTGACAGTATTATTTATGTTAGCGTTTTTATAGGATGTATCTAATTTGAACTCATTTTTGAGTAAACCATCATCATTTAAGAAAAGGTCAAACCATTTTGTTTTGTTCGTTCGTAATCCATTAATTAAGACATCGTCGTTTTCTGATCTTAAATAGCAGTTATTCATATTTTTTTTTGTATCGATGTTATGATAATAAAATTTTTCAACAGACAAACCTGTTACCATAAGTGACTCCATATTTTGAAAAACCATATTTCCAACTTGAAGAGATTTTGTGAGAGTATCTTTATGAATGGATTGAATATCTTGTAGATTTGAATTTAAATGTAATAAAGATAAACTATCTTCAATTTTATCGAATACATCGTTAGTAGTTGGTGTATTTCTAAAGTCATTAAAATTTCCTGACAGAGCGGAATTATATAAATGTTCTTTCTTCGTTAAATCAACATCGAAGAAAAATTTACTTAAGTTTATATTATCATCAGATATCCATCCGTCATTAATAAACCATATACATGTACCATTATTATCATAAGATTTAATGTAGCTGTTATATTTTTTCAAAGTTGATGAGCCGTGAGCGATAAATTTAAAATTATTAGTAGAGATATTTGCGTTATAGAGGTGAATGTCATCTGCATTTTGATTTTCCAACGGTCCTATATTTAGATTTTTCCTGGATCTTTTTAAATCGACGATGTCTCCTAAATTTTCGAAAGGAGAAAGAAAATAACTCATTATCGTTAAATAATAATAAGACGATTTTTAAGTTTTTCTGAGATTATATTGTTTGATGTATTGATTTCTTGCGAGTGATTCTTCTAAAGTTTTAACTCTGTCTAAAAGAAGATTATAGGTTTTATAAACAAGAGTCGCGCTTGCTACTTTGTCATGATCTAAATCGTCTAATTGATTTGTGGTTTTTACTGTACCATAAATTTCCTCTGTAGCGATAGGAAGATCTGATGCTTGAATTTCACCTAATGTGTTTTTAGCTTTAAGAAATTTACCGTTAAGATTAGATCTTCCATTTTCTTCAAAGGTAAATTTTTTAGTAATGGTCAAATTTTCAAATGTTGCATTACCACCGGAAATAAATACATATTCTTTGTTTTGTAGACTCATATTACCAAGACCCAAATTACTTCTAGCATTTTCAGGATTGGTAATATCCGAAAGATTTAAATCTTTCTGAAGATATGTATCATTTTCAAATTGACTTAATTTTGTTGGTTTATTAATGAGGTTATTAAAATCGCCTGTATGTGCAACAAGATGTAATCCTAAATTTTGTCGTGCAATAGTTGCATTGACATCTTTAAGGTTATTTTGAGCGAGAATGTAGTTGTCGATACCTGATAGTTGAGATAGATGTGTGGGCATATCATCTTTCAATGTTTTTATGCTATTTGACAAAGAGGTAAACATATTGGATATTGCGTATGAAGACGGTACTGTGTCAGCAAGATTTGCAGAGTATTCGTGTGATATTTTAACAAGTCCTTCTCTTACACTATGCGTTGAGTGAAGTGGAATAGTTGCAATGGGAATTTCTTCCCAGTAACATTCGCCATTGATACCAGATTTAAGGAAAGCACCTTCAATAGGATTTGCTGAATATACAAACTCGTTGGTAATGGTCAAGTTATTTATGGAAACATTGTCAGTATTTTGTGAAGCTAAAGATCCTATGCCCAAGTTTTCACGAACAGTATCTTTCGAGTCTGAGAATTCAGAGAGGTTGTTGTGAGTTGTGAGTAGTCCAAAGTATTGAATAAGCGAATTGACAAAATCAATTTCAGTTGTATCTGCAACACGAAAGTATAGATCGTAATAGGCACGTCTTAAAGCTGCGGCAGTGGGTGCTTCCGTTGTACTGTCAGATGTATAGGAATCTATTAACTTAATAAGACCATGATTCGATGTAGACGCATTTGGGATATCAACCCAAACCGCATGATTACTACTATCAAGTGAAAGGAATTTACCATTTTCTTGATTTGGATCAGGAACGAAACGAAATTCAGAAAGAACGAACAGATTTGATACAGTTACGAAAGATGTATCAGCTGTAGCTAAACTTCCTAGACCTAGATTACTTCTAGCGGCGACAGGATCTGTAATTTCTTGTAAATTATTATCTGCTCTAAAGTATGCGCTTGTCTCGAACAGATCTGTAATATTACTGGGAATATTAATTAAATCGTTATAATCACCTGTAAACGCAACTTTACTAAGTTGGTTACTTTGTACAAAATCCTGATCATTATGGAATAAACTGATCGCCACTTCATTTTGTGGTTTAGTGGCCCATTCAGATAGTATATCATCTCTCCATCCAACAGTTCCTTGATCATCGATCGCCATCAAAATCTTTCCCGTAGCTACATCGGGGGTATTTAAAATGAGTTCGTTTACGGCTATAGAGCCTCCTGTTATGTTTACATTATTGGAGTCTTGACTTGCTAATGTTCCAATACCCAAATTTGTTTTAGCTTTTTCGATATCTGTAAGATCACGCAGATTATTATTTGCGATTAAAAAAGTGCTCATATTTTAATTGTTTATACGATTAATTTAATGATATAAAAAACTTACGCTTTAATAACTAAAAAAAAAATGCCTGGTGGATTGTTACAATTAGTTGCTTATGGTGCACAAAATATATATCTAAACGGGGATCCATCTCTTAGTTTTTTCAAGAAGGTTTATAAAACACATACAAATTTTGCCTGCGAAAGCATTAGGATCGGTATGAACAAAACTGAAATAAGTTTCAAAGAATCTTCACATCTTATTGCAAAAATTAACAGAAATGCTGATTTAATAAATGAAATGTATTTTATATTTACATTACCTGATATAAAGAAAAATGGGGAAAACCGATTTCAGTTTGTAGAAAACTTAGGTGAAGCTATAATAAAGGAGTATTACATATATATAGGAGGCAATATTATTGACAAACAATATGGCGAATGGTTACATATATGGGGTGAGCTTTCATTAAGTTCTAACAAGCGGTATGGATATGAACAAATGATTGGAAATGTACATGAGATTTATCGTCCAGATGATTTTAATCATATATCTGATGGTAAGATCCAGATATATTCTAGAAAAGTTGTGGTTCCATTGAAGTTTTGGTTTAATAAGTTACCTGGTTTATCACTTCCTTTGATAGCATTACAGTATCATGATATAGAAGTTCATGTTATATTAAGGCCATTGTGTGAGCTTGTTACGGAAAATGATGAATTAATAACAGATTATACCAGGTATTTTGAGAAAGAGAGGATCAGTATAGATCCATACCTTGAGTGTAATTATGTATTTTTGGATACAGAGGAGAGGACATTTTTTGCGAAGAACTCATTGGATTATCTTATTGAGCAGGTTATACAGATTCCGTTTTACAATTTAAATAATAATAACATATTAGATTTGGTATTACAGAATCCAGTGAAAGAGATCATATGGGTCATATCTCGTAATGACAATGATAAAAGAAATACGTGGTTTGATTTTGGAGATGATAGATATGATATGTATGGGGATGGTACAGATATAAGACCCAAAGAGGTACTAAAGACTGCCAAGTTGACGTTCAATGGGTTAGATCGAATCGAGGATAAGGATTACACTTATTTTAATTTGATACAACCTTACCAGCATCATACTGTAATTCCAAAAAAGGGAGTATATGTATATTCGTTCAGTTTAAATCCTGAAGAATTTCAACCCTCTGGTTCATGTAACATGTCTAGACTAAATAAAATACAGTTACACTTGAATCTAATTCCACCAAGCAAAAGTACATATAAGTATGATGCAAATGTTTATGTTACAAATCATAACTTTTTGAGAATAACTGGTGGTCTTGCAGGTGTTGCATTTGCATGTTAGAGACTATGTTTTTTTTGTTTCTTTATACTAAATATTATGTCATCTAATGCTTATTTAGGATACAATGTAGAAAACAGCGATAAACTAATGGTAAAAGTTAGTAATTTATCTGATAAAATTGAAAAAAAGAAACATCAATTTAGCAATATGAAGCAGAAGATTCAAAATCTGTCACAACTAAATCAAACATTAACAACAGGTTACGAGTTATCTTTAAAGATGGTTGTCGATGTAAGTAAATTATTACAGAACTATACCAAAATGTTTGATGATTTAGAAGTCACTTTAAAGAATTTAGATGATGTAATGGGTGTACAAGATGTAGATATTCGTTACATTAGTGATTTGACAAAACAGAGCATTCAAAAAATAACTTCTGATTTTAACGACCAATATCCTAAAATTGTATATGAACTTGAGAAACAAGGTAATCGTGAAAGTGCTATGATGGCTAAAAAGCTCAAGACTATAGCAAACGACTTACCCATACGTGCTGATGAAATCCAAAGAATAATGCCAAGTACTCTCAGTAGAGGAGGAGGGAAGATAAAACGATGAAATAATAATTATATTTAAAGTAAAAAACTGTATATTAACCATTGAAAGAAAAAATATAGTATGGCATCAATCATGACTGATTCTTCTTTATTAAATGTAACACCTATTAATGTTCCAAAAAAAAGGGGTAGGAAGCCAAATATTTTAAAACAGCAAGAATTGGAGGCGAATATGGCTAATGAGTCTTCATTTCCAACATTACCTACATCGAATGTTGGACGGAAAAAGAAAAACAATTTGAAATATACGACTTCATCTATGGAATCATGTAAACAAAAATCGAATGATGTTATAGATGAGACCTTTCATTCTCAAGATACACCATTGATTTTACATTTAAATGTTAATTGTGATGATAATTTTGGATGTTCTTCGAATGATTGTTTGATTTCAGACAACACGTATGAAACTGATTTTTATGAATATAATCCTGAAATAAAAGAACCGATTGCGTATGAAGATCATCATTCCGATAAATTTCAATCTACACCTGAAAGTTATAAATTGATGAAGCAGCCAAGTGTTACACACAACTCTACATCTATTGAAAAATATTTTGACATACACAATCCTATTATAGATGATATATCTAAAAGAAATATGGAGCTTGATACAATAACTAAGAGACATGATCCATCTGAAAAAAAGAATCTTTCAAACAATATTGTTTTATTGAAAAATATGATCTCAAATGAAGAATGGTGTAATAATACATCTTATTGGTGTTATTGGGATTGCCACTCATTTGATAATCCACCATTTGGTATCCCAATTAAATATAACAACGGAAAGTTTCATGTATATGGATGCTTTTGTTCATTAGAATGTGCGGTTGCATACAATTTTTATTCAAATGAAAATATGGACAATGTTTGGGAAAATTTCAATTTATTAAATATGATGTCCAATATGATGTCGTACAAGTTGACACTTAATTCTGCAATTTCACGGAAATGTTTGAATGTTTTTGGTGGTCCTTTGAACATCGAAAAGTTTCGTGAAAAAAGTATAAAAAATAGTAAATTTAATATTTTGACATATCCAATGGTCTCAATTGTAGAACATGTAGAGGAAATTAACGAATCATCATCATATGACAATAAAATGAATGGTATCATTCCATTAGACAGAAACAGAGTTTCAAAGATTGAGGATACTAACAGAGTATATGACAATTCAATATACAAATCTAAAACTATTTTAGAAGAAACGATGAAATTAAAGTTTACACATTAATCTTATAGATCGTATTAGTTTGTCTATTTAATGTTCCAATCATATCTCCAATATCCCAATCATTATTATTCCATATTCTTTCATATATAAGATCAGTATCTGATACATAATATATTTTACCATCTATTGCTTCTTCACTAACATCTTCCTCTTCACAAATCTCTTCCTCTTCACAAATCTCTTCCTCTTCACAAATCTCTTCCTCTTCACTAACATCTTCCTCTTTAATATCCTCTTCCTCTTCCTCTTCACTAATCTCTTCTTTACTTAATTCTTGATATTTATCTTTATTTGTTTTATCTGTAGATGAGTGATAGTCTTTATTCGTTGATGATTTATTGTTTTTTTTTTCATTAAGATCTGTACTATTATTGGTATTACAGATTTTACAATCTTTTTGACTTTCTTGTTTTTCGTAGTATTTGAGTCTTTTATAAAGCAGAGTTAACTCGTTTAATAAACGGGTATTTTCATTTTTAGCAGCGACTATTAGTGATACAGTGGTGAAAGATTTATTGTACTCTTCAAGTTCTTCTACTTTTTTTTTTAAGTTATGGTTTTCTTCCAATAAATCATTAAAAATTTTGTTTTTTTCTTTAAGATCGTCATTTTCTTGAATGACAAACTCTATGTTAGTTTTAAACATTTGTAAAGAATCAATAATATTCGATATATTACTTATATTTAACATATTGGCGATGAGTTTGCTATATAATTATATAAAAAGATTAGCGATTGTCTTTTAAATTAAAATATGAGTTTGCGTGTTAAATGTGTATATTTAAAAATTGTTTATTTTCAATAGAATATAATGCAGGTTAACGATAAGAAAAAACGTGTAATATTTTGTGGAACTCATCCAGTTCAGTTTAACGGTTATTCTAAAGTGGTATATGAGCTATGTAAAAATCTGTTATCGTATTCTGATATTGAGCTTTTCATATTTGGTTTTCAGAACTTTTATAAATCAGAGAATCATTTTAAAGAGCGTCAACTTTTAAATTGCGAAGAGATATTTGACGCATATGCAAACGAAGAACCTAAGAAAAAAGGTTTTGGTGAGAATTTAATTAAAGATTATGTTTTAAAAGTTAAACCTGATATTGTAATAATTTACAATGATCTTGTAGTTATTAGTTCGTTATTGAATAAATTAAATGAAATAAAAGATCGAGATTTTAAGATAGTTCCATATATTGATATTGTATATAAGAATGAAAAAAATCACATGATAAAGTACATTAACGACAATGTTGATGGTGCGATTATGTTTACAAATCATTGGAAAGAATCGATTTTACAACAGGGTTTTTCTAAACCATTAAGTGTGATGCCACATGGATTTAACAAAGATATGTTTTATCCAATTCCTAGAAAAATTGCAAGAAAGTTTGTGGGTATTGATGAAGATGCATTCGTCATTGTAAATCTTAATCGAAATCAGCCTCGTAAAAGATGGGATATATGCATAATGGCTTATATAAAATTTATATGCAAACATATGGATGATAATATCAAGTTGATGATAGCAACAAACACCACTGGTGGTTGGGACATTTTTGATATAATGATTTCTGAATGTAGGAAATATGATATTACATTTCAAGATTTAAAAAAGCATTTAATTATTTTACAAAATCCACAACAAATTACTGATAAAGAGATCAATATTATGTATAATGTTGGTGACATAGGTATAAACACATGTGATGGTGAGGGTTTTGGTTTATGTAATTTCGAACAGGCTGGGGTAGGTATTCCACAGATTGTCCCTAAAATAGGAGGGTTTGTAGATTATTTGGACGCTTCACGATCAATATTGATAAACCCGAAGTGGACTTATTATTGTGATCATAGTCGTGATTTTGTTTCTGGAGAAGCGGAGGTATGTGATATAAATGATATTGTCAACGCACTTGAGTATTATTATACAAATAAAAAAGTAAGAAATGAACATGGTAATCTTTCTAGGGAATACATTTTGCAAAACTATAAGTGGCAAGATATAGGAAAGGTATTTTACGATGTGATCCAAGACTTTACACACGATGTTAAAATTAGTTCATCATCTGATACAAGTATTACTAGCATAACCGAAACAGAAGATATTGATATTGATGCTCTAATCAATGCTTATAATAAAGATGATAATATCGTGGACACTACTATAATGAATGAAAAAACATCAAAAGACACTTTTGGAGATGCTGATGCTCTAATTAATGCTTATAATAAAGATGATACTATCGTGGACACTACTATAATAAATGAAAAAACATCAAAAGACACTATTAATGCTGATAGTGACGATGATAGTGACGATGAACTAATCATTATAGAGGGTGGTGGATAAGAAAAGCGGGATTACGGGTGTTCGATACGACATCCTTCATGCTTAACTATAGGAATGTCCTCCATTAACAAATGACTATTTACCTTAGGATGCTCTGAAATGGCATGACGTTTTGTCCAATTGTTAAAGATTTGTATATTTTCAGGACAACATGTTACTTCTGTTTCATTATTTCGATATTTACAAACGGGATAATTATGATAAGTGTTAAATTCATCTAAATTATAAGCAAACTGATTGTGTGTGTCTTTATTACATGCGTAACCTAGACAATCTGAATACTGTTTTGCAGGTGGTTTTACTATACCACAACGATAATCTAATGATAAATGATCTGTTTTGAGTTTTTGTTCAAGCACAGGATCAATAAAACATCTCATATGAGTTGTTGAATCATCAACAGAATACAAATTTTGTTCTTTATTATCAAAATGACTATTAGTTTGTAAGTTATCAATTATTTTACAATTTAATTTTACAGATTGGTCGTAATAACTAGAATTTTGTGTATCGTAAGAGAATGTCATTTTGTATTTTTATTATTCATACATTTTTTTGATACGATTTACATATTCGATTTCTTTTTTTGTTGCTTCAAACTCGTGAACTGGACTATTAATATTGTTTTCTTTCCTGATAGATTTTTTTTTATAATCGACATAAACACTGGTGTTAGATTTATGTATAAAACGAACATACATTTTTGGGTTGTTATTATTAAATAAAACTATCTTTTGTGGATTTGTTAAAATATATCTTTTTACAATAGAGTCTTCTTTATTGTTAATATTTTCGTATTCAATATAATTTTTTTGGAATCCAAAGAATATATAAGTTCCTGTTGGTATAGATATTTTCCAAGTAAAATTTGTATTCAAATTATGTTCTAAACGATTGGAATAGACAAGTATCTCTTTGTTGGGTTGACTTGAAAGTTTAACAAATAAAGTATGTAAGTAATCGTCTGATCTCCAATCGTCATCGTCCCACGTTGTCCAAATGCAATTTTTTGGAACAAGTTTAAGTGCCATGTTTCTTTTAGCTCCAAGAGTCAATGTTTTAGGAACATGTAGCTCGACTATATTTGAATACTCCCTGTTATTTAAACATGATATATTAGACTCGTTAACAATGATAAGATGTTTATTCTTATATGTTTGTTTTAAAAAATTATCAATAGACACTTTTGCATAATTAATTCTCTCGTTATTTTTTCCAGTAACCATTAAGCAAAAAATGTCGATATAATCATGTGTATTAAAATGTTCATAACTTAAACATGATATTTTAGCTATTACGATGAAAATTACTATAAGTAGCACTGAATACATAACAATTGTTTTATTCATTATATTTAATTATATTCAATAATTAATATGTACAGAAGAAAAGAAACACTTATTTTATCAATATTTTCATTAATAGTTGTTATAAATTTATATTTTAGTGTCCAAAAATGGAATTTAAAATCAAATTCAAAAAGGTATTTTGTGTTCGACTCTAAAATGAATGAAACAAATAACAATTTTGATACAATTCCAGATGTAATTAGAACAACTCTTTCAGATCTATCTGTAAAACACGCATACAATTATCATGACGCAACAATTGTTTTTACAAACAAATTGGACGATATAGAAAATTTAAGAAAAATGAGGTATAGTAAAAAGTGTAAATGGATATATGGTTTACGAAGTATTAATATGTTATGTAGTAAATCGGTATTAGCATTAGTAATACGTAATTACAACAACAATAAATTTAAATATAGCATACCCAAAACATATGTCATATCTCACCGACCTGATTATATCGAACTCATGAACAGAGAGTTTGATCCTAAAAGTGGAAAGCCTTTACAACCATTATTATTAAAAAAGAACATACAAAGGCAAAATGGAATTAAGTTTGTTTTACATAAGGATGATATACAAATAGAGGATGGTTCTAACAATAATGTAGTCTGCCAGGTATTACTAACAAATCCATATTTGATGAATTCAAGAAAAATAAATATGAGAATTTATTTATTAATCATATGTGATAATAGTTTACATAAAACTTTTGCATATATATATAATGATGGATTTATGTATTATACAAAAGAGCATTTTTCAATGAATGAAGTCAATCATGACACACAGATAACAACAGGATATATAGATCGAAAAGTGTATCAAGAGAATCCTTTAACTATTAGTGAGTTTATCAAAACTAAACTAAAAAAAGACGAAGAGGTAAATTTTAGAAAGAGTTTAGTCAAGTTGTTTAAAGATGTCCTACAATGTTATAAGCCTATATTTGAAATAAATGAGTTTGATCATGGTCCAAACCATTTTGTTTTACTTGGATGTGATATTGCACCTGATGAGAATCTGGATTTAAAACTGTTAGAAATAAATAAAGGACCCGATCTTACTTTTAAAGATCGTCGTGATGAAAAACTGAAAAGGGATATGGTGAAAAACGCTTTAAGTGCTGTTGTTAATTCAGAATATAAAACGATTCCAAATTACATTAATGTGCTTTAAATTTAAAATCATAATATGTAAAAAATGTCAAAGAAAGATAATCAGTTAAATGTAATTGATTTACGAGGTATTAAAAAGCTGGAAACTATGATATTTTCAAATCCTTTGTGTGTATTTTTGCATTCTAATAATTGTGGCCCATGTAAATTATTCTCAAATGTATGGGAGCGAGTGGTTCATTCTTTTTCAAATGACAATAATGTAACATTTTTGAAAATAGAGGTCGGGATGATTTCGCAAATAAAAGAACATGCGCCTCAGTTTCATAATAAAGTCCTTAAAAAAATGATATTGAGCTATGGTTATGTACCAAATATAGCCAAATACAATCCGTTAACGAAAAGAGTGTCTATTTTAAAAAATAAAACAGAGGATACATTACATTCTTTCATAAAAAATATTTAAGAGAATCAAAAATGATATAATTATATGAAAGATGGATCAAGAAAGATTATTTAGATCTATTTTACAAGAAAAAGAACAGAATTCGTTTGTTGATAACATATTGAATAATAACAATATACAAATGCATGGGAGTTTAAACGCATATTGTAGAACATCATATGATCCTTCAAATAATGATCAACAACAGGGTCAAAGTGAGCCTATGTCGAATGCATTAGCTATACAAGATATGGATCCTCAGTTGGATGATTTTAAGAACAAGGTCAAAATTTGGATAAAGTTGGACAATGAAATCAAAGAACTAAACAATAAGATAAAGGTATTGGATAATGAAAGAAAGCAAAGAAAAAAATACATGATGTCCTTAACGCCACATATACTCTCTTATATGAATATGAATGAAATTGAGGAGTTGAATTCGAGAGATGGAAAGATACAATATAAATGTTCAATGATTAAGCCCCCGTTGTCACAAAAGGATGTTAAATCAAAGTTATACAATACATTTACAGAGAATCATGATGAGTTGGACCATATTTTTTCGGCAAGAGAAAAAATCCAAAAAGTGTCTTTGAGGCGTTATCTTAATTAAACGGTGTCTTCATTTTCAACAGAATCTTGTATAATCTCAACAAGGGTTCCTAAATGCATTTTGATGGTGTAGTCAACTTGTTTACCATATATAGCATCTTCTGGGTACATTGAAAGCCAAATATTCACGGCATTATTTGTAAGTTTTATTTTGTTATTTTTTTTATCGTATAATATTAACAGTTTTGCATATTTCTTAATATCTTTAATTAAATCTAAATTTTTTTTTTGTTTGTCAATAATATTGTATAAATCTTTAACTTCGGTCGAATTTTCGTCCATAGGAATACTGAAGACATGTTTCATTTCTTTGTTAATAACCTGAATGGAATCGGAAACACTTTTAATAATGGAAGGTGTATTCGTAGATAAGTCAGAGCTGATATTATTTTTGTTGTTAAAAATGAAATTTATAATTTTATAATGTCTAAAGTATACTTCTTCAGAGTTTTCTTCTTTAGGATCGGACTTTAAAGAACCAAGTATAGTTTCTTTCAATTTATTGTTATCGGACAAACTATTAAGTACTTCGTTGTCAACAAGTATTTTACCTTGATCATTAAATATATTTACGGTTTCTCGGTTCATAAGAAAAAGATTTTTATAAATGTTAATCAAACCATGGGTTGATTTGTTAAACTCGTTATTTATTATGGCAATCATTTGTGTGTTTTGATTTACCAATTGTCGTAAATAATGAGTTTTATCGTGTACTTGGTTAAAATTTTCTACATTAAAAAATGAAGTAATAATTGAAAAACCAAATGCATAAATAAGAACTGTTAAAACAATTGCTATCGAAAAATACATTACAATTTCTACATGCTTATTATTCACCATAATAAATTATATTTATCATTTGTTACATATTAATAATAACAAAAATAGTTTAAAACAAGTTTTACAGTTTATATAAGTAATATTTAGTATGACTTTACAAGATATTTGGGTCGATTTAAAAGTTATATCGATGTTAGAACCATCGCGAAAGTTGTTTTTTTGTGATGACGGTTTAGCCTTAGAACCAATAAGTTATTTTTCAACTATAAAGCGATGGTTAAACAATTCTAATCGTCGTAATGTTATAAATCGGATTAAACAAAGAGTCGAAGAGCTGGAACGCCATTTTCGTTCTGATGAGTTTACTGATAATAATTGGATAAAAAATGAAATCATAGATATATTAGACAAAGTCAAACAGGGACTTTTGAACTTACAGGAGACTTACACAGGAGACTCTCAAGTAAAAGCAAACATAGATCTTTTGATAGCACGTTTAGAGTATATCCGGTATATATCCAATTCTAAAGATTTACAGAATTAACAAAAATTAAAGATTAAAAGAGAGTATTTAAATAAATATGAAAAGATCATGTCAAAATATTGTAGGAGAGTTTTTAATTGATATATGCCATTATATATGTTCGTAAAGAATACCTAAAAGAAAAAAATTGAATAATAAAAAGAAAACTCAGATTAAATTAAGATAATATACGAAAAATGGCATATAACTTAGTTATTGTTGAATCATCTACAAAGGCGAATATAATTGCAAAATATTTAAATGAAAGTGACGAGTTGAGATCTCATGGTAAGTTCAAAGTAGTAGCGAGTCAGGGACATGTACGTGATATATCAAAAAAGAAAATGGGTATAGATATGAACACATTTGATTGTGATTTCATTATTATTGAGAACAAACGTAAAATCGTATCAAATTTGAAAAAACAAATTGAGAACGCACATAAAGTATATTTAGCGGCCGACAACGATCGTGAGGGAGAGGGAATAGCTTGGCATTTAAAAGAGCATTTTAAATTAAAATCAAAAAAATATGAGCGGATTCTATTTAATGAAATCACAAAAAAAGCATTAGTTTATGCGGTATTGAATCCTGTAGATATTGATAAAAACATGGTTGATGCGTATTTAACACGAAGAATATTAGATCGTTTTGTAGGATTTATGATAACAAAACTTTTATGGAAATCGTTTAGTTCGAATGTGACATTATCAGCAGGGAGAGTGCAATCAGCCACTTTAAAAATTATAATGGATAAAGAGAAAGAGCTAATAGATTTCGTATCTGAACCATACTGGACCATCCGTGGTGATTTTGGAGATCATTTATCGGATACAACTTTGTATTACAATAATGCAATTTGGAAGATTAATGATAATAAAATAGTAAATAAAGTTTTATCAGAAACGTTGAGTAGAGCTATTTTCAAGTTAAAATCCTGTAATGTAAAGAATAATATCAAAGAGAAACCACCATTACCATTTACAACATCAAGTTTACAACAAGTCGGTTATGGTGAATTTGGATCGATAACAAGGATTATGGCAATTGCACAGCAGCTTTATGAAATGGGTGCTATTACATATATGCGAACAGATAGCACAAGCATCAATACAGATATGGTTAATAACATAAAGAATCATATAGAAGATAAATATTCATCAAGTTATGTGTCTGATAGAATAGTTAAAGGTGGTAAACAAAAACACGCACAGGAAGCTCACGAGGCTATACGACCAACAACACTTAAATATCCATTTTCTAAAAAAATGACAGTAGAACAACAAAAAATGTACACATTAATCTATAAACGTACGATAGCTGCTTTTATGAGCGATGTATTATATACAGAGGCGACCGTGTATATAGAAAATGATCAAATGAGTAAGGATTATATGTTTATTGGAAAACATAAAATAATTCAGTTTCAAGGATGGTTAAAGATATATAATGACGATGGTAAGTATGAAGAATCGAATGTTGATGGTTTTGTTGCTAAATGTAAAAAAATGCAACATGTTGAAGCAAAAACAATTACAGGAAGATGTACATGGACTATACCACCGAGTCGCTATAATGAATCATCGTTGGTGAATATTCTAGAAAAATCAGGAATAGGGCGTCCATCTACATATGCTTCTATTATTTCAAAGTTAGTGGACAAGATGTATATTCAAAAATCAAAAGAAGTACAAGGCAAAGAAAAGAAATATACAAATTATATTCTCGATGTTAAAAAACAAAAGATTGTTACTCAAGTTGAAGAAAAGTTTGTAGGATCTGAAAAGAATAAACTTGTTCCGTTGAATATTGGAAATATTGTTAATGAATATGTATCTAAAGTTTTTCCGAACATAACAGATGCAAAATTTACATCTGAAATGGAAGCTAACATCGATCTTATTTCCAATGGAGGATTATATTACAAAAAGTTTTTACAAGATTTTTACAAAAAGGATTTTGAGATCCGTTTTTTGAATGCGATGGTTCTAATAAAAACAAATACAGGAGATACCAATAAACAACAGTTAGGACAAGAAGAAATCGAAATAAATGATAAAAAAATCGTTGATGTTATGAATGACAGTCGTAAAACATGTATATTAAGAAGCACAAGATATGGTCCTGTTATCGAAATAAGGAGTAAAGATTCTTCAGAAAAAAGTGTTTATATAAACATCAAACCATATTTACAAGAAACAAATAAAAAACTAAAGGACTTAACGGTGGACGAAATTAAAACGTTCATATCATTACCACTAAATCTAAAATACAAAAACGATTATTATTCTTTACTATTTGGGAGATATGGATTTTATATAAAGAGTGAAGAAAGAAATCATAAGATATACAAGAATTTATTGGGGTATGTGTTTTCAGGTAATTATGAACTATTGATGAAATCAATAAAATTATAATATGTCATGGAAGCTATAGAAATTATTCTTAAGATCTGAAGAGAGGGAAGCATTCACATTTTTTTTCATAATGGGAGGGGAATTGTTTGTACAAATTATTGAATGTAAATTATCATATTGTTTTAATCCTATCAATTTAGAATCGGGAATGTTATTACCCGGTCTAAATGAATCTGGATACTGGTTGACAGCACTTGGTGGTGGGTTGGCAGACTTTAACGCGACCGAATGTAAAAAAACAGAATCCGCTTTATTTGGGTAATTTTTATATGTATCGTTGTCATCAAACGGTTCACCTGTATATAATCCACCATTCAAACTAGCAAGGGGTGGTGGTAAATAAACTGGGCAGTTATATTGAGTATTAGTTAGCTCGTGTTTATCAAACGGTATTACATTCATTATTTATTTTATATTATGAAAATATTTAAAGATGAATCTAACATTTTGTTACATAAATAAGTGATAAAAAAGATATGCAAGATTCAGAAGAATATTTATACGAAGTGATAAAATGTATTTACGAGTGTAAAAGATTCCAAGACGAAAATACAAAAGAAATGCATTATGTTTCAAAATACCCTAATTTATCCAATATATACCCTATGATTTTCAAAAAAGCATGTGAAAAAGATTTTGATTATGAAAAGTTTGTTTGGATGATGTCTATAAAAAAGGATGTAAATGAAAACAATGTAACACAACATAATGCGAGCATAAAAGTTGGTGAAAGGCTTGTTGACGAATATATTAAACCGAACTTAACTTAAATTGTAAGTTTCACACCATTTCTTACACATATTAACATGCTTATTTTGCAACTCGTCAATATCTGTAGTTGATAATTGTTTTACAGATAAGACTTTTTGTATATGCTTGATTTGATTAACTGTATATAATGTATTAAATTTTGTAAGAAGTTTTACGATTGTGGTAAAATTGTCTTTTATTGGAATTTCATGAATAATATTCTGAACTAAAGACGAGAAGATCTGTTCTATTTCTTTATTTGGTTCAATAAAATCATGAAATAAAATATATTTCTCTGAATTAGCAGGTCTACTCGTATTTGGTTTTAATATATAAAACGATCTATAACATACTGCGCATAATGCAATCGTTTTAATTGTATCCGTTGAAAAGATATCAAACACCTTTAACAAGAAATGTCCGTTTTTCTTTTGAAGACATAAAGCCGAATAAATCTCAGATGTAATCAGTCGTAACGACTGTTTTTCTTGATTATTGAAATCAGAGCTAAAATCAAATCCACCATCAGCTGTAATGAAATAACACGAGTTCCTTCCTACATGTTCACTAAACTCGTCTACATTTCTTTGTTTATAAATATCACCATTATTATTGCAAAAAAGTTTAATATTATTTTTAATAATGTATGATTTTGGTAATTTCCAACAAGGAATTTTCTTTTCATATGATTTTAAGGTAATACCATGTATTTCAGAATAAGGTATATTGTATTTCATATAAAATTCGGCTAAACACTCAATAAAACCACCAGGACCTTCTGCTATATGCGCAGTTTTATATTTATAAGACGATTCAACATCAAATATGTTAAAATCGTGTAATATTTCCCATAATTTAAAAAAAGCACGACTTATTGGTTTTTCATAAACAATTGTACATTTTGATGCAAAAATCATTTCATATTTATTTGTGAATTTCTTAAAATGATCCCATTTATCATCATTGTTAATCCTATTTTTCCATGAGATCAACTCTTGATTAAGGTTTTCATTGATAATTTTACATGTATGTATAAGGTTTTCATCATAATATTCAAAACTATTATTAATCGAATACTTAATACAGCAATTCATTTTCAAACATGTTGTAAAAGTTATCGTTTACTCGTTTAAATATCTTTTTGAAATACAAACCATCTGTTCATAAAGCTATAGCTTTTCAATTCGTCTGTCATACCTTCTACAGCATTAACGACAGCCCAATGTTTATTACCATTATTATATGTGATTTGAAGGCTGTCAAATAATTCTTTGAAGGAGCCAGTTTCTTTCAATCGTATTTTGTACTCACCTAGTTTTCTTTTAAGAAGCTCAAAATCAATTAAATATTCAGGAATGATCTTATTGATTGTTTCAAAGTATACATCAATCTGTTTTCCTATATTCTCATCTGATGTATTGTTCGTGATGAAATGATCATATTTTCTTTCAATTTGCCAGATTACTTTATCGTTCATCTTTCTTTGAATCTTATCTGTTTTTGTTTTTGTAAATTCAGCATTTATGATATGACCGTCAAGAGCTGTTCCGAAAAAATGGCCACCTGGTAACAATGATTTATTAATGTTATAGCAAAATGATTCCAGCTTTTGTATACTTTCAAAAAAGTAATGAATTGCGAATTGACAACTTATTAGATTGAAACCGTTATTCAACACATCGTGAAATTGTCCTAACAGAGGATTATCAATTCTTCTTTTATCAATCATACCATTGGATATTTGGGACAGAATTTTTAAATTATCATTTTGTGTCTTATTGATATACTCCTTTGTCCATTTTTGTCCTGCATCTAAAAGTAAAAACATCATGGATTGTTTATCAATATGCAATTTTTTGTAAAACTTTTCGTTATGAGCGCTTTCATACATTCGTTTATATATACCATGATTACTGTTCAACAAATTATCTTCATTATTGTCGACTCCTACAACCAATGTAAATTTGTTATCGATCCATTTTTGTAAATCACCACCCTGACCACAACCTAGTTCCAATAATTTATTTTCAACATTAAATGTTTTACTTCCAAATTTGTCGTACATGTTCGTTTTCTTTACCCAAAAATTATGAAAGTCTAACATTGGACGTGACTGGTAACGATGCCTAGGTGTATCTCTTGCATAATAAATGTATTTTGTATCCTGTTTTACCTCATCTTCACTCAAAATATGTTTACCAGTTATCATATCAATTGTTACAGGATCTATAATAGTTTGCCATATGTTTGTTACGGTATTGTAATTATTCGCAGTATTTTCAATTTTATTAGTTAGTTTGTAAAGCTGTGTTTTATCTTTTCTAATTCGCATAGGTATCCATTTCATATAACCTGAATTTGTTTGTACACTGTTATATGCAAATTCAACAATTATATCATCTACCAATAATTCTTTTGATATGGTTGTTAATGGGTTTTTTTTATTGTTCTCGATAGGTAAGTATGTAAAGTCATATAAGCGCTTTACTACAGTGGATGTGGTGTCGGTAATCATTTTATTTTTATGTTTATGCAAACGATCAAAAATATTCATAATATTTACATTTGCTTCAAGAGTACCTTTGTATGCGACAAACAGATCTACATATATACATTTCTGAAGCATGTTTTCATGTGTTTGAATATATGTTTCCTTACCAAATCTTACTAAAACATCTATACTGTTTTCCTCTGGAGGTTTCCATTTAAACACTTTGCTCCATGTCCCTCCGAACCTATCCATGCTCGTATCATTACTATATAAAGCACCAGGTGAAAGACCTATAGGAGTAAATATTAATCCATCTGTATGATACGGTAGTGTCAATGTTTTATCAAGTACTTCTGATGTATTCTCAAATACTGTTTTAGCTGTTAGAAATGTCTTGACTGTTATTGATAAATTTGATTTATTATCCCAATTTTCAATAGAAGTAAATTCTTTTAATATCTCAAGACGTTTTATCAAATCTTTTGATCGTACATCTACTCCATTCATAATATAAATATCAAATGCTAAATACAAATTAAGAACAATGCCTAATTTACCTTTTTCTACAAATTCTCCATCTAAAATAGTTGAATGCGCTTTTTTGTGTTGTATATTCAGTTTAATAAATTTTAGTTTATTATCAATCTTGTAAACTTGTTTTGATTTATCAACAAAAAACAATATCCTTTCTCCATCAGCTTTTTCAGTAACCGAATATTCTTTAAATATTGATGCATTTTCTAAATTTTCACTTAACAAATTCTTTTTCATTAATGTAACCGGTTGATATCGAAGATAAAACTTTCCAGGATTTTTCATGATTTCATCTAAACTAGTGGTTTTCAAATCTGGATTTACTAAATTGATGTACTCTCTTAAAGCATCCTTATAGTCCGTCTTTGTCATTAGTAAATCAACATTCCTGTTCGATTTTAATAATAATGCAACCGTTTTTAACATGTTCGTTAAAACAACATCAGACTTAGTAATCTTTTCTACATAAGGTAACGCCTCTATCTCAACCTCAAATGTTTCAATACCATTTGATAATGTACCAGATGTTGATAACCTTTTTGACATACCGGGAGGTGGTGTTGATTTGACATTTGTTAAATCTATTCTATGATCCTTTGTTGTAAATGTCCATCGTTCTTTAAAACGAAAGAATTTATCACGATTAGACAATTTGTTTACATACGATGATCGATACACATTGTCAACAGGATCCTCCTTATTAATATTTACTTTTAAATCATACTCAGTAATAAATACAGAATCAACATTTTTATTACGATTCTTTGTTATAATGTCAGCTCGGGTATCTTCTCTGATTACATTATATTTACAATAATTAACTATATTATCATCACCATACAAAGTTAAACGAACAGACGAATCTTCACCAACAGTACGAACATCCAACTGTTTTCTATTAATTGATTCTTGATACTTATAGTCATTTGAATATTTTAGAGATTTCAGCATTCTTTGAAATCCATCTGCATCAATATTTTCTTTTAAAAGTATCTCAAATTCAAATTTATTATCATTGGAAAATTTTAAATTTTTACCCAATGTTTTAATTTGATCCTCTGATAGATTCATATTTATATGGTTTGATTTCTTTACTCTGTATCTATATTTAATTTCAAATTTTAAAATAGTTTCATCAAACTATATATGTTATATTGATAAATAGAGATATAGTTCATAAAAAAAATATACTAAATTAAAAAAACATCCTACTTCATCTTATTACTTATCATATTTATAATATCTGCCTTTTTACATTTTAAAGAACCTATCTCTATTTCATGTTCGATACATATGTTTCTCAACTCATTTATGTTTTTCGTTGATAGCTTTGTTACATCTACGCTTCTTCTATATTTATGAAAACTATTAAATTCATCAAATGATGACTCGTTGTTTGTTGTTAATAATTCATATCCGTTCTCATCATCAAACTTAATAACCATGTACGAACTTTCATCTTCATTTGATTCATACAAATGATACAAATTACTTTTATTTACTATATATATGTTCATATTCATTATTTTACTCCAAAACATCATATAATTTTTGTTTAAATGGCTCATATCTTTAAGATCAACATTAGAACTGTTTACATAATCACTAATTTGTTTGTGAAGTTGTTTATGTTTACTTGTTATTGTTTTCAATAAATGTTGATATTTATCTATCAATTTCATTAAGTCTTCCGCATTATCTTTAATGTTACCTAATGGCTCGATAATCTTCAAAAAAACACTAGCAATACTTTTTAGAACAACTGTTTCAGTTTTTTTTGGACTAGGTCTTTTTGGACTAGGAATTGGTGACACATTCCTTGATTTGTTTCTAGGATCAAAAAGTTCGTGCCTTAATTGGTTTAGTTGTTGAAAAGCGTTGACCGGTTTATTGTATTGATACGACTGAACAAACTCATTTTCTTCAAATGTAAAATATATAGGTTTCTTAATATGACTTATTGTGTTACATAAATCATTAAATACAATTGTTTTGGTTTCATCTACCATGTCGTTTTTTCCTGATGAGTTACTTTAGTTACTTTATATATCTATATCAATTTTTAAATTACTTATCATACGGTTTTTTATATACTTATTCATTTTTTTCAAAGGTTAACAAATTAGATACATCATAAAATTCTATACTTGATATACTCTGTTTCGCATATTTCTTTTTAGCCATACTAAATTTGTTTACCGCATTTTTCTTGTTAATGTTATGTTTATCTTTTTCAATATCTTGCAATATTTTTGATACCTTTATTTTGTCATCCATGAGTACATCCTTAATTATATTCTCACATTCATCATTACCCGAATATCTTGAAGAGATTGCTTTAAATTGTTCATTTTTATCATCTTTATTTTTATCATCTTCTTTTGTCATTAGTAAATCACTGTCAACCTTTTCAAAAGATAATTGTTCTTGTTTATCATCAGTATACACTACACTAATTTGTAGGTAGTTTTCTATTTCGTTAAGAATACTCTCATTAATTTGTTCTAAACTAAAAAAAATACCATTATTATTTTTTGTATATTGAATATCATACTTTTTTAATATCAAAAATATATCGTAATGATATTTTGCATCTATTTGTTTTAATGTATTAACCAATTCTTTTACATTCAGCATCTTTATTGATATATAAGTAAAGCGTTCATCTTATAAATATTGTTTTACATCGTATCTAAGTCTACATCCTCTTCCTCGTCCTCTTCATCATCCTCATCATCCTCATCATCCTCTATATCATTTTCATTGTCTTCCTCCTCTTCGTTGTTTACAATTATCCCATTTTCCTGATCATCATCGTTTATTACATCTATATCCTCGTCATCATCTTCCTCATCCTCATCCTCATCCTCGTCATCATCATTTTTCTTAGATAAATAGTCTTTACTTTTTAATGAAATGATATCTGACTCTTGAATTATTTCATCTTCAAATGTATCTTCTATTTCAGGGTGATCGTCATCATCATAATCTACCTCAACATCTACAAACGCAGTGCTATTTTCCAATTTAACTATTTTTCCAACTGCTGATATTTTTTCGTCATTAATTTCAAACTTTTTACCCACAATTTCAACATCTAACAGCTGATTGGGTACGATCTTGTTAAAATCGATATTACCATCAGACCTTATATTTAAACTGTTTTTAGGTACAATAATATCCATAATCGCTTTGTACTCATTATTTTCATCAATAATACCCGATGAACATAATACACCAAAATTGTTACTATTTATAACTTTGCATTTTATGATACTTCCATTTGTTGGATTACATACAAGGGCTTTAAATTGCACATGATAATTTAAAAAACCATGAAGTGAATGTGCTTCAATATAACCTGTTGAGATTTTTGTAATAGATATGCTATTTTTTTTAATATATCCGTGTTTAGAACATTTACCTTCATTCTTTTCTATTAAATGTGTTAACAATTTTTGTGAAAAAGATTTATTCATGTATTTGGGAGAAAGTTTAACTTTTTCCGTAAGAAGAGAAGGCACAAAGCTATTATTGTCCATTTTAAATTTCAAACATATATTTTATTTAGTTTAAATCAATTTTTTGTTTATAACAGTATCATGATATAATTTGACTAACATTGGTCTAAGATACCGATCTTTTATATTACGAGTTATATACTCATACAAAACACACAAATTTTCTTTCTTTAATTTTTGAACATAAGTTTGTATTTTATTATATTCCATTTTACCTATTGCCGATTCGATATGTTCGTACATTATATTTTTAGTATACTGTGAAGTTTGTACACAGATTGCCCCACTTATTTTTTTTTTGTTTTTGACAATATTACTTTTTGATATCTTAAATGATGATGCCTTTTGTTTTGTTGAAAACTCAGACATACCTAAAAGTTCATCTATATTGATTTTATTCAATTTATCATTTCCTTTTTTTACTATATTTTTCATATGATTAGCTAGCTCTCCTTGTGTCGTTTTTACTTCTTTTCCTACATCATTGTACACAACTATCTTATCTTGTTCGTAATTGTACACTTTCTGTATTTTATTTAAATCATTAACAAAGTAAATTAAACCATCTTTTAAACTTTCCAATAAACTGGTATCCCTAATAGCATACTTTTTATAATAATTAACAAAACTTGTATGTTCATAAATGTTCATCTTATCAATAACCATACTCCAAATAGTTTGCTTGTTAAGTTCATCTGCTACATACACTGTGGAAAGTATGTTCTCTATTTTTTCATATTCGTCATGCAGTCTTTTAGTTGCACTTAAAACGATGCTCTTTGGAGAGACAACTGTTTGATCAATAATACCATTATTTTCAAACACATTACCAACCTTTTTGTTTTTTTTATCCTTCCAATATTTAAGATGCAATTTACTTGGTCTTTTCAGATACTCTTTGTATCTTAAAAGTATCGGTACCTTTTTATCATCCAATTTTAATGGATGAACTATATACTTATTTGAAGAATGAACTATATACGAATCAATACCTCTAAATTTGAAAGTAGTTTTTTGATCAATTATTTTAGACAACGCATATTTTAATATGGATTGATGGTCTTGAGATATGTTTATGAATGCATTTAATATTTGATTATAAGTCATAAAAGTTACATCTAATTTTTTAAATAATGCAAAAATTCTCGAAATGTATTGATTTACCTCGTATGATAAAACATTAAAATTAAGACTCTTTTTTATAACTTTCGATTTTGATATTTTCGGTATGCATTCTATTTTGCAATTTTGAAAATCGCATAATTTACTATTATCCGTGTCACCAAGCCTTAAATTATCTATTTTAGTATTTTGAGATGTTGTTATTGATATTTTTTTATTGATCGTATCTTTATCGAAATAAAGAACATTCTTGTTAAGATTACAATCAACCGAACCTTCCTTCAGTATTCGTTCTATTTGTGATATTTTCTGTTGTTTAATTTCAGATATTCTATACATCCTTAGATCAACCGACTCTTTATCGTGTAGTTTTGGAATAGTATTTGCATGCAAGTAAATGGTTGTATTTCTTTCATCAGATGGTAAATTAATATGACTATACCTACGCACACCTCTACCTACAATTTGTTCAACTTTACTCATATTAAACCAAGGTTCGAGTAGATGTATTTCTCTAACATTCTTAAAGTCTACACCCTCTGTAGCTACCTGTGAAATGATGACTATTTTAATCAAGTCACCATTGCGATTTTCATAGGAACGAATAGTCGATATGACACTTTCTTTGGATGGTGTAAGTTTACTATCACCGCTTATTATTGTGTATTCGTACTTTCTTTTGTTTTTATTATTATTATCGTTTAATAGGTTTTTCGCTTTATAGCGTGTATAGCCTTCTGATTCAAGTGCTATTGCAACTGGAATGACACCAGCATCTATATATTTTGAATATACTATAACTATTCCTTTTGATTTTTTGATATATTCTACTATACTCTTTATTTTTGGCGAATATTTTCCCAAATTATTTTCATCAAATACACGAACAGACAGACTTTTATATTTAAATTGAATGCTAGACTTTGAAGAACTATAATCCATAATAGACAATAAACCATTCTTCCCAATGTTGACTATCGAACTTCCTTCATTCGGATAATATATATTCGATAACTGAATTCTTTTTTGCATATCATTGTTTTCATCATCTTGCTCAACTTCTTTCGATATTGTTTCAGTTTTATAATCGATCGTCTTATAAATAGAATATTGATCATCACTCATAGTTGATTGTATTATTTCGGTAAATTTTAACATTTCATTTTCTGGTATTATATTATTATATACATCTTTGGTCGGATATTGAACTAACACATTGGTATCTTTATTTATACTCGGGTACAATCTTAAAGGAAAGGTGAAAGGATTTTCACCACGCATATAAGACACATGTTTGTTCGCAAACCTTATCAACTTGTTCTTATATATGTCATACATTGTTCCATTTTTATTAAACAAATTATCACTAGGTAGCAACACTTGTGTTCCTTTTTCAACAGAATACAGTGTATTAAACAACCATACAATTTCGGAATAATCATCAAACATAGGGGTTGCTGATAAATATAATACACGCAAATTAGAAGAAAACTTTATAACATCTTGTAATAACACAGGAATCTTTTTCATAGATGTATCATTTGATCTTAAATTATGCACCTCGTCGATTATGATTAAACGGTTTGAATAGTTTTTAAAAATGTAATTTGCAAATTCATTTTCAGATAATATTGTTTTCTTTTTTTGAATTTCATTTGAAAACTGAAGATATCCTTTAAAATCGTAAAAGTTTTCAATGTTCTTTTTTACCTTCTTTAATAATTGTTTTTTAGGAATATTTTGCCAATTGTGTACCATCTGTACATATTTGTTACCGACACACGCATTATCTATATCTTTCAAATCAAATAACTCGTTCTCAAAGTTTTGACGAATTACTTTGTTACTTAAAACGATCGTCTGTTTCATATTTGAATACGAATTATGAAAATTCTCTGCGATACTTATTGATGCACAAGTCTTACCCACACCAACACCATGAAATAACAATAAACTTCTATTCTTTGTGTTTAATGACATAAACTTCTTCAAAAAGCGCTGATTTGGAGATAACTCAAATATTGACGAGATAGTATCATCTAAATTTGTTTCATTGAAATTATCTGAATATTTATCTAAAAAGTATTCGGGTAACTGATGCTTCAATTTGTGATTATAACGGGTCGACAATTTCTTTTTCAAAATATATAATTTATTCTCAATTTCTAAAGCATCAGTTTGATTATATGTTGTTACGTGTTTTTCCAATAAATTATAAACATGTTCTTTGATATTATTGTTACTTGAACCCATTCAAACCCTTTTAATTTCTTATATATTTTTATTCAATGTTTTCGAATTTTTTACATACTACATCATTAACCAGTTTAAATGTTTCTATTTTTTCTATATTTCTACCATTTAGTTTCGAATTTACTATGGCATACGGAAACCATTGCACATCTCTGACCTCCTTTGATTGTAACGCATTTCGTTTATCAAATAATACTTTTTGGTCACATGGACGCATATATTTTGAGATATAATAGACATTACGATATCGAATTTTGTTTGTACTTAAATAAATCTCTTCAAAATATTTTGAAGAATCCCCAAAATATACATCTGCTATCTTTATATTGCTCTCCTCGTTAAACTCTCGAATAGCACATTGAAAATCCTTTTCGCCTAACTTTCTTCGCCCTTTTGGAAACTCCCATTCTTGTTCTTTCAAAAAGGATCTACATTTATTTATTCCAATATTTAAACTAAAAGAGATCGTATCTGTTTTAGTCTTAATAAAATATCCATTTTTTATTGTTGTAAATTTATCTTTCATATTCTTATAATATGAGGATGTGTGTTTATTATCTACCCATAACGCATTCCATATAGCATCAAATGTATTCCTTCTTAAAAAGTCTATTTCATCTTTTGTCATCATTTCGAGCATTCGAATTATGTAATTTTTATTTTGTATATTATAGTTTCCTCTTATAAACTCGACATAACTTAGCGAGTCTTTTCTTTGAATCATTAGATACATTGGCCTTCTGTCTGACATTTTGTAACAAATAACTCCATAACTTGTGGTCGGACAGTTGCAATATTTTGATGTATGTCCAAATATACCACAATTAATACATTGAATATCTTTTCTTTTATTATGCGAATTATGCGAATTATGTTGAGAATTATAAAAAGAATTATTATGAATCATTTAAAAAGAAACAAGATACTTTCGGTTAAAATAACATTGATGATTTTTTTTAAATAGAATTGAAAAAAATAATATTGTTCATAAATAATTATAATATAAAATGAAACCAATGATATGGGGAAAGTACGTTTGGATGTCGCTTCACTTAATAGCATTAGGATATCCCATCAATCCAACTCAGGAAGACAAAAACGCTTACAAAAACTTTTTTAATGATTTCCACAAAGTTATCCCTTGTGTTGATTGTGCGCACCATTATAAAAACAATCTAAATGATGTTCCATTGACTGATACAGTTTTTAGTTCACGAAATAAGATTTTCGATTGGACAGTTGAAATACATAATAAAGTTAATGTAATGTTGGGAAAACCTGTCATTACCAAAGAACATGCATATAATATATTTACTAATCAAATTATCGCACAAAACGATATTATTAGCAATTCTTTTAAAAATTTATTATTTCCTCATGTCATTTCAACAAGCATTGCAAGAAAAATGTGCATATTCATGAATTTCATAATAATTGTGATGGTTTTATTATATTTTTTTAGAAAGCGATAAATTACCGAAATATCTTTTTAAATGCTGGTAAAAACTTCTTAAGCTCTTTTTCTTTCGATGTTCCTTCAATGAAACACTTTATAATTACAGATCCTCTTGAACCATCTTTTAACAACACCCCATTGTTTAAAAACACAATAGGCTCTTTCACATTGAAATATCCATCCTTTTCAAGTTTTATATGTTTATCATTCTTACCTAAGGTAATGTAATGTGTGAATCCACATAACATTTCCTCAAGCTTTATACAATGCTTTACGAACAATGTATTATCTTTCATAGATATTGATGATTTTGAAAGATCGTGTTTAATGGTAATATTAAGATGATGTTCTTTTATAAACAACTTCGAGTTATGCTCTTGACCTGGTAATATATTCATCTCACATATAAAATCGTTTTTTATTTTTTTATTTCCTTTACATAATATACATTTTTTAACATTAGTTTTTATTTTAGAATTTCCGTTACAACTACGACATACTGTTGGAAATGGAAAACTATCACAATATCCTCTACCTTGACATGTGATACATTGTATCATACTTGAAAAAGTAGCACCTTCACCGTTACATTTAGAACACAACAGATCCCTTGTATATGTTATTTTCTTTTCACATCCGTATATGATATCATCCAATGTTAAAAAAATAGTTTCAGGTTTATTAGTAATAGGTGGGGTAAACGTATTATCCTTTGAAATTTCAGGTTCTTTATTGAACATCATATTGCTGAACAGGTCCTCAAAATGAAATATTATTTCGGTCGGATCAGAAGTAAAAAATGTAGCATTATGACCATTTCTCATCATGTCTTCTGAACAGTTAAATTGATCATCAATTATATTGTTATCATACAAATGTTTTTTATCTGAGTTCGATAATACTTCGTAGGCTTCTTGGATTTTTTTGAATTGGTTATCGTTACCATTATTCTTATCAGGATGATATATAATTGCCTGTTGTCTATACGCTTTTTTGATCTGTTCTGAGGTAGAGTCTATATCAATATTTAAAATTAAGTAATATTCTTTTTCGTCCATGCATTTCTTCCCGAACATTATTAGGTAGGTTTAAATGATTATAAAAAATATGAACTATTTAAGTAGATTTTATAAATAAAGAATGACTACTAATCCGTATTCTGTTTTAGGAGTATCGCCGAATGATGAGATTCAATTAATTAAACAAAAGTATAAACAACTTGCACTTAAAATGCATCCAGATAGAGGGGGGTCTACCACATTGTTTAAACTGTTACAATTAAGTTACGCTAAAATACTTGAAGAATATAAGTTGAAACAAATTGACAAAGCATTTGACCAATTAAAAAGTGAGTTTGAAGATTTTAAAGTGGATCAAGAGCAAACACAAAAAAGAAATGTAAATCTTGATTTTAAAGTGGACCAAGTAAATCATACAGATCAAAATGATTTTAAAATACATTTTAACAAGGTTTTTGATGAAAATAAACAAAAGAACCCACATGATAGAGGTTATGCGGAAATGATGATAAAATCAACCAAAAACAGAGAAGACATTAAAATTGAAAATTCCATTAAAAGCTTTACGATTGATAAATTCAATGACGTGTTTGATGGTTCAGATTCACAAAATGCAAAGCAAATATCCAAAAGATGTGTACCTACACCTCATTCCATCTCAAAAGAACTGGCTTTTACTGAATTAGGAGTGAACCAAATAAATGATTTTTCAGGGGAAAACAAAACTAATAGACATCTTCATTATATGGATTATCATGTCGCATATTCAACAAGTAAATTAGTTGATAAAAAATATATTAAAACCACACCTGATTACAAATCTGTACAAGACTATGAAAAACATCGTGAAGAACCTTTGAAAATGTCAGACAAAGATAGCAAAGCATATTCACGGTATCTTAAAAAAGAAGACAATAAAATGAGACAACAGTTTGAAAATCAAAAAAAAACAGATCAAGAAATAAGCGATAACTTTCAAAAAGTTAATAAACTAATGATGCAACATAGAAGATGAACAAGTTAAAATGACATATCATAAACATTATTTTCTATATAAATTCATAAAATATCTTTATCCTCATTATCTAATGCTAATGTGTTTTCATCGTTTTTACAAATATCGATCACAAAGCTTTCGAGAGCAATATCAGGCCTTGTTTGTTCTGAATTCTTAAATCTTGCATTGAAAGCTTCTATTGCAGACGCAGAAATAGAAGGGGACTCTGACATTAACCTTTCATATTCTTTAAGACTATAAGAGGTAAGCACATCAGCTGGATCTCTTTCTTCACGAGACATAGCTAATTGAAGGTTAATATAACGATAGAAACTACCGAATTGTTTCGCTATCGATAAATGATCCGCTGTTTTTTCTTCAGAATTGTAAAATTGTTTGAGTGCCTGAATAAGACTTGAAAATAAACCTACACCGCCTACACCAATTAATATGGAGTCTTTTATATCTTGATCATCAACACTTGCAGCACTTAAGCTTGCACCGGATGCAATAATAGTGACAAAAATAGCTGATAAAGAACAATAATCCGAAAATTTCTTCCACTCACCACCGGTTGTTGCATGCATAAATCTTAAACCAGCAGCTTTTTCAGCCCAACGCTTTAATAAAAATTCCATATTATATGACCAACTTTCTGCATTTACTTTTTTTTTTAGATTCGTATATCTTACTTGTGCTAGCGCCTCTGCTTCGTCCATTCTAGTATTGCTCTTTGTTAAAGGCTAAGAAAAAAAAATATCTAGATTTGAGCAGCAACCAAATCATTATGACATTTGTTTTCATTCTCTCTTCCGTAAATTACAATATCAAAATCATCTGGACTTTCTACGTTGTGATCTTTTAATATTTGTTTCGATATAGTTTCTGCAATCATAGGAGAATCGTTCATAAGTCGCTCTAGTCTGTCTTTTGTTTTTTGTATAAATTCGTCAGCATCAGATCTCTCTTCAGGGGCCATACTCAATTGTATTGAAATATCGCGAAATAAATTATCATACAACTTACATGTTCGCATATGGTTAGAACATTTTTCATCTGGTTTCAAATACTTTGACATAGAAGCTAAAAATGCAGCAAACAAGTTAAGAGCTCCTGTGGCATACATCCATATTTTGTATTGTTGTGAATCAACAGCTCCAAACGATCCTACACTTGTTAATGTTGTTAATAATATGAGAGGAATGGTTAATCTTCCAGACATTGTTTTGTATTTTTTTGCATTTTTACTATGCATATCTCTGTGTAAAAGAGCTTGGAATGCCCATGTCCTTACTAAATTTTCTAAATTAAAAGTCCATTTATCTATGTAAATTGATTTGTCATCGGTATTAAACTCTGAATCATTCATTTATCTTTTATATAAAATATATTTGTCTAGCAAATGGGCAATTATTTTCGCAATAAATAGCGAAAAGTAATCACTTAAACACTATTGTTGGTGGGAAGCATGTAATGAATCATAGCACTCTACGGTGGTCTTCAAAAAGCTCAACATCCCGACTTGATGCGGTGTTTTTGGGGGACTCATGGGTCGACGGAACTTGGTGCGGTTATCACACCTGGCCAATTCAACTTGCGGTGCAGCAAGATTGGAGTTATCTGAACGTTGGAAAGGTAGGAAAATGCATGCCAGACCTGGCCCGTCAAATGGCGCTGGTTGCCTCTGAACTGGAAGCGAATAAGCTTGTAGTGGATTCGGAAACACTGTGGATAATACACATGGGAGGAAACGACTTGCTCCATGCCATATTTCCAAATTTCTTCTGGCAAGTTCTAGATTTGGGACGTATGCATCTGAGCTATTCCGTCGGCAGTCAGCTCGTGCCATCGGTGGGAGACTGGATAAACACGTATACTGGTTCAAAAGTCAATTACAGCGATCCCACCTCTTTCCAAGACGAGTATAGAACCTGCTACCCGAGCGCTGGTCGACTCATAGCGCATCGAACGTTTGGAACGTTGTCGCAACTTCAATCACAATTTGGCGCGAATCGTTTCCTTGTCGCATCGAATACTACGTCGTCAGCCATGCCCCTTTGTAGACTTATTTCCTTCGCAGTGTCCCCTTTTCGCGGAATAAGATTGATCGACTTCATCGCGCTTACGGTCGGTTTACAACTAGTTCAGGCCTTAACAAGTTTTGTACACGCACACGAGAGCAAAAAGGAAAAACGCCCGCAAGTATGGTTCCTCGACGAGGATGTGCTCTGCAGGAGAGCACGAGCTAGCCACGCCACTTTTGATTGGCGATGGGACGGATTTCACCCTCTGTCAACAGGCCACGCATATCTTGCCAAGGAGTGTGCGCTAGTTCTTGAAAGGTCCGAGCCGATGGAGCAGGTTTCGCAACGTAAGATGAAGCAGCTTGAAACAATCGTCGCTCATGAATGGACTGTACGTGGTCTTGTTGAGGGCTGTTTTGCTCTGCTGTTGACGGGTATAGTCGGACTCCTTTTGGGTGTCTTGGTCGGGATTCTCCGTTTTTATTTTTGCTTGTGGGACTGCTTCTGCATCTCCAAAACCAAGGAACCATCAGTCACCCAGATAAAAGCTCAAGACAGATTCCGCTCAAGACGAGTGTCTGATGAGTGGAAAAGCTCAAAGCGACACTTCGACAATCAACGATCAATAGCGGAGCAGCTGAAGAGTAGTGTTGACTGAACAGATCGTGTAGACACGTTCGCGTGAGCACTTGTTGGACCAGTGAGCACTTGTTGGACGACCCTATGCATATGATTCCGATGATGTAAAACAAATGAATAAACTTCAAAAAGAAAGGTAAGAAAATTTCATTCTATTACTTTAAAATGACAAATTGTTATCGGTTAGAACACATACACAAAAAAGGATCTTTTCCTCTAGATGACGTTGTTGACGCAACGTTCATCATGACAATGGAGAACAGTTCACGCCACAAACACATCTATGACCACATTGTATCCAAAATCCCGGTTTCGAACATTTACATTCAATTCAACCAAAATTTCAAGAAATGTGAGAAAGGGACCATTACTAATGCATATCAAGATCAACTACATGCATTCAAAAACATCTTTCGACTAATTGGAAGTTTAAGTTATATTATGATAATCGAAGATGACGCCATTATATCAGAGCGATTTCAGGATAGTGAGATACAAACAGACGTTTCTACCTTCTTAAAAGATAATGTTGTAAAATGCTACAATCTAGGACCTTGTCCATATGTACCAAACCCCTTCTATCTAGCAGCTACTCACAAACATAATATTGTTTCATTATCAACCCATTGTTGTATATACCATACATCATATACATGTTTATACATCGAAAAAAAAAACCCCAGCTATTTGAACTACTTGTTCTTTACGCCACCAGCTTTTGATACGATGAACTCTTTCTCTCAAGGTTGTTACTCGTATAAGATTCCCCTTGTTTATCAGACATACTTTACAAAAGATGCTCTTATGAATGATATTCTGATCGGCAAAATCGTTAAAGTTTTTCATGACCTAGTCTTCATCAACGGTGTGGAAAACGGGTTCGACCGAGTCTATAGGATCGGTAAAGTCATATCGTTCATTTTACTGACTACGTGGATATATTTAATGATATTATTGTATAAAAAATTAATAAAATGAAAAAGTACGTTTTCACATTGACCACGATGTCATTGATCTTGACCGTGTTGGAAAACCGTTCATGTATGCCCAATTCAACAAAGGTTTAAAGTAATATGATAAAAACATACACGATTTAATCCATACAAACGAGAATATTTGTAATGTTGATAAATGTTGCCAACAAAACAGGAACATACCATACATAGTTCATTTTATGAGAACCAAATTAGAATACCTATCAAATATACAAGTTCATCATAATTTATATTTTAACTCACCAAAAAAACTTACAAGTGATAAATAAAAATGAATTGGAAAGTAATTACAGATATATTGAATACGTATGGGTATATTAGTTTTATTAACTTTTCATATTCATTTATTATTTCACTTCCTATATGTTTAATTGAAGACAAATTAAAAATAATACAGAGAACAGAATTATTTTCAAAAAAATAGAAAATTTCATTTGTCAGTTAAAAAATAAACTAAAATACGATTCTTTTTATGAAATTTTAACTGTTTTAAAGATTCTTTCGTTAACATAAAATAAGAACACTAATGCCAGTTGAAGATTTGGATTTTTTATATAAAAATAGTGTCAAAGAAAATCTTATTGTTTTGATAGATAGTCAAAAAAGAGATCAATATAGGTGGAACGAACCAAATGATTTTCAAATCAACTTTACAGAACCCTTCAAGTTTATTTATGGTATCGATGTGTTAGATGTAACCATCCCAAGAACAATGTATTCCATTGAAACCCATAATAATAATGTTACTTTTAAAGTTGGGCATGGAAAGTTAACAGACACATCACAATATGTAAGCTTATCAATTGATGAACGTGATTATACTATATCAGAATACATTGACGAACTTAATTTGATGTTGAACGATTACAATTTAACAGCTGAAGTTCCAATTACAAAAGTGAGTGAAAACAGAAAATCAGTTTTAATGTTTACCAATACTGAAAATCCACCCAAACCATTCGTGTTTAATATGAAAACTTCGAGTATGGCCGATAATCTTGGATTTAATCAAGTATCATCATCCAAATACAATAATATGTATCAATCCATTGATTATGATTTGAATCTTTATGCAAGTGTCCCAACGGATAAAATCAAATATAGTATTGACTTTTTATATGACGAATTTACCACTGAAATCAATACGTTCATGCAAATATTGTTTCATAATGATGATAAACCTATTGATGATGAACTTGAAGAAATTGAGAATGCACAAATATTCAGTGATGTATCTGCAGTTCTCGAAGATGTTGGACAGTTTGTATCTTTCTTTATTAATGGAATTACTATTGTCAACAATAAAGAATCTTTGAGAGACCAGCCTTTTTCTATTTATGAAATAGATTTATCAGATGTTAAAACAAAGAATGAAAGAGATACAATATTAGAACTTTTCGTTCAAACATTAAAAATTAGTGCAAACGAAGACAATATGTTCAACCTACATACATTGGATACTTTAAAACAATATAATATTACATTACTCACCTCACAAAACGATATATATAAATTTGATGAACATAACAGTTTTACAGTTGATGAAACAAAATCAGATTATACATTCAAGTTAATACCAATAAAAAACAAAGGAAATGTACTACATTACATATATTCTCCAAAATTACACACAGTAAATATTAAATATGACCTGACTTTTATTAGTTCGTTTCAATTGACTTCAACAGGTGTTTTAAAATTATACGGCGAACGATATGTTACTATTCATTGTGATAATATTGAAAATCATTTGAGAGGTAGTATGATGTTCAATGATTATTCACCTGGTTTGGCTTTAGTTAATTTAGGAGTTCAAGGTTATTCGCAAAGTAGAAATGACTTTTATGGTGTCGTTTATAAAGAATTTCACCCAATTGGAAAACTAAATCACTTACGATTTACAGTCAGACGGTCAGATGGACTTCTGTATGATTTTAAAAATGTAAATTGGCATATGCTTATTTCAGTTAAATATTATGTAATGAAGAATGTTCGTAAATTTAGTACTTCAATATTGAATCCAAATTATAACATTAACTTTTTAGAATATCAAACAAATTCTCAACGCATAAAAGATCGTTTAGGTAACTCTTCAGATAATTCTGATGAATATGATAGTGATGACGAATCCGATCACGACATTGATGATGTTGAATTTAGAGATACATATCTTACTCCAGAGAGATACTTAAAAGAAAAAATGGAATCTTACAATTCAGAAACTGATGCGAATAGTGATACAGATAGTGATGAGTGATGAATACTTTAATAATATTTAAATATCACTCATATGTTAAATTATGGATAAGTGTCTTCTTCTTGATTTTGATGGTGTGATTTTAAATAACAAAACTGTCAACGACAATTTATCCAAAAGGGCTTCGTTTTTTTTATCTGAAAATACACATTTAACACCCGAACATGCATTAAAAGTTAATCGTAAACAATATAAAAAATACGGACATACATTGTACTTAACGAACGAGATTAATAAAAAAAACAAGTTTAAAAAAAAAATGACAATTCAAGATTTCAATGAGTATGTATATACAGACGACTTTGTTAACAAGTATTGTTTAAAAGAAATATACGATGACGATATTGTATTGTACAAACAATGGTATGAAGTGATTAAATATGTAAAATACAAAAAAATGATTGATGATGTGTTCATTTTTAGTAATGCACCAAGTATGTGGATTGAATCTGTTTTAAAAAAATTCGAAAAGTTAACTTCTATTAGTCTCGATATTGAGAATGTAACAAGTGTTCCTGAGAAATTTAATAACAAATTGAAACCAGATATACGACCCTTTAAACAATTTACAGAAACCTATAAATATGCAAATTATATATTTATCGATGATAGTGAAACTAACTTACAATATGATAAATGGATAAATTGTTTATTTGATCCAAACGAAAGAATTATGGACAGAGACGACCAAATATATGTTATAAACTCACCATACGATTTGTTTAAATTGTTGTAAATAAATTAGAATTAACGGAAAGAAGCAAACTGATCACCATCAAATGCTTCTATAACAGATCCGTAACTGTTCGTATTTTTAAAGAAGTTGGTTCTGGTTGGTGTTACGGTATTCGTTTTAGAAGAGGACGAAGATCGAGGTGGTATAACAGAGGCAAGTGTTGACGAAGTTCCAGTGGGTCTAGAGGGAACAGTGGGTCTAGAGGGAACAGAGGGAACAGAGGGAACAGAGGGGACAGAGGGAACAACAGGAGAGGGAACAGAGGGAAGGGAAATAACGTCTTGTGCCTCTTGTGAAACAAAGGTGTGTGTTAAAATTTCGTTACTCACTTCAGAAACAGATTGTTCATTGGTATGAGATACATCGAAGATCTCCTCTAAGAAATTTTCACGAAACCGAATGCTCCCACCAAAAGCAGATATAATTGTAAGAATGATTAAGAATGTACAAAATGTCCAGAATATCTTATGCATTTGTGTATATTATTTTGAAATATATTGAGATATTTATTTTTTGAGAATGCTTTTTAATTCAAGGACGATAAAATAACGCTTTCTTTTTGTTTTCCCATCTATTTTTTTTTATCGCACTCATTGTATTTTCTGTTCCAAAGCATTTATCTGTGAATAAATTTATCAATTTTGCATGAGTATTTTCATTGTCCATGATTTTGTATAATTTATGAAGAATTACTTTATTTTCATCTTTTTCTTCAATTAGCTCTTTAAAGTAATATATGTACATCAAAAAGTATATTGATACATAGCGTGTATTATTTCTTGTTAGATAGGCGAAACATCGTTCGGTCGCGTCATAAATTGAAACGAATTTATGATATTTATTAGTTTCTGTGTTAAGAATTGTTATGGTTGTTTTTTTGGGTATGAATGTTTTGAACGACTCAAATGAAGTTATTTTATAATCAAAATTATATGCTCTTAATTTACTTGTTATATCATTTAAAGTCAGACTAACATCATCTGATAATATTTCTAACGGTAAAATATATTCTTCCTTTGATACTTTTTTACATTCCTTTTTGTTATCTAAATATGTAAAAACATTCATAGCATTCAGGTTAATATAAACAAGTTCATTTAGCTTGATATATTGTTTACATATTGCATGAATATTTTTAAAAATTTGAGGAAGTTCATGTGATTTGAATACATCTCCAATAGATAATTGTAGAGAATTTGATTTTTTTAAAGGATTTGCTTTTTCGAATCGTAAAATTCTTTCAAAAGTTTTGGTCCATCGAAAGGAGCTACCAATAGGCAGACATAGTTCCAAATAGGCAACAGCTTTAAGAAATTCAATGGGTGCAAGTTTAACGGTCGTTTTGTAATTGACTTTATGTTTAATAGAGTTTTTAAGAAGGGTATCATATTCGTGTTTACTGATCTGTGTCACATCTGCAACAGACTCGAAGTTAGAAAATACTTTATATGTCCCTTCATGCATAGCATATCGTACTTCTGTATATTGTTGTTTAATTGATTTTAATTTATCTGCAATATCCTTAGACACTGCTTCTGCGTCTTTAACAAAAAAGTCATAATCTGGGATTGTATCTTCATCATAAAACTGTAAATGTTTTGGTAAAAGTTCATTTAACGCATAACCACCATATAAAATCCCGTTATGTTTATCTATTTTTTTAGCGACAACATTTAATATCGTGCTAATGTTTCTTTTCTTTTCTTTTAATTTTTTTTCTTCAATTTTAAATGCAACCTCTTGAGGTCTTTCCATTTTCTTTTCTAAAACCTCATAAAAATCATCTAATTGACTCAATGACTCCATTTTAGAAATTAAAAACGACATATTTCTTACTTAATAATCACAAATTATATGTATGTATAGTATAAAAATGTTTGGTGGTACTGAACTTTATCAAGCATATGATCAAGGTTACAATCCTTCTTTACAACAACAAACTCCTCAACAAACTTTAGATATTAATGATTATTCTATAAACGATACAACAGATACTCCCCAACTTACACAATCTACAACAACACAACAAAAACATAACCTTCCTTTACGTGAACCAATATATGATGCGTCAGCTTCTTTTAAAGAAGCGCAACTTCAACAACAATTAGAAAATTTACAGGGCAAATTGCAACAAAACAAAGAATCTAAACAGTATCAAAATAATGACAGTATGTTCGATCGGTTTGTCTCTAAAAAAAAAGATGTTCTTAAGTTGGTTACAATGTCGTTAACTATTCTTTTAGCAATTAGTTCACACTATGTTATGACAGATCTATTAAGAAATTATATTGCAAACAATGATCTAACCGGTAATCAAGAATTTACAACGAAGATTGCATACCCAATGACTATTTTACTTTTAATATGGACCCTTAAGGTGTTCAATCGTTAAATAATAAATCTTCGAGGATTGCTAGGCTCCATATAAGTGTCATTGTGTGTCTTTTTTGAATCGTAATAGGGTTCTCTTCTAGGTGCATCTTGTTGTTCCACTAATGATAAAACTAATTTTTCAAGAAGTTTGACTCTTGTTCGCAAAGATTCTAACTCCGACATTATTTCTTTATTCGTCTCCATTATTAAACAGGTTATATTTTTTTCCTCTATTTGAAACAAACAAGACAACCTTAAAAAATGACATATACAACAAAGTATTCCTTTTTGTTCATCATTTTAAATGTTGTGTCGAATAGTTTACTTCGTTCTATGCCATTGTTACTACCTAAAGATCCAAAAAAAATGGACGATGCAAGTTATTATGAGAGACATGTTTTGACTCTCGTTGTTTTTTACTATTTTATATTTCTGTTTGGGTTTTTGTTATTGCTTCTCATACTTCATATTATGTTAAACACAATTACAAACTTTTCTTTTCTTTATTACTTTGTACTTGAGCTTCTACCTCATTTTATATCTTCGTTGATAATTGTTATTCCAATTCATTTCACTGTATTTCTTTTGTACAGACAAGGATATATAGATTCGAGGGTTTTTAATTTTAGAGAAGAAATCAACTCGTGGATCATGTTGACGACTTTTGTTATCTTCTTTAGTGTTGTGTATTCACATCAATTTCTTAATAATTCAACAGACGACTCAGAAGTTGTATTCAGTTCTGATGTTGTTTTGGACAATATATCTAAAAAGATATCTACAAGGTTTTTAGAACAGGAATTAACTTACGAGGAGTTACAGAAACAGTACAATAGGACAGAAGGACAAGAACCATCATTGACAGGTGTTTTCGATGATACGAAATCAGACGACTTACAAATTTGGGCCCAAAAATTAGACAAGGTTAAATCTGGTATTCAAAATCTTTTAGAAGCAAAAGAAGGAACCAATAATATGTATACCAGAGATGTTCTACAAGAAGTATCAAACATATTCAAAATATTTTCCAGCGAAAAAATGAAACAAAAGAAATCACTACTTTTTTCACAGGGTATTCTATATTCAGTTGTCTTGTTTAAATCGTATATGTTCATTTCAGCTTTTAATATTAATTCTCAAAATGAAACATTTAAATCTGTCCCAGGTGAAAGTTTAGAAGATGAAAGAAAAAGATCAGAATTAAAAAAAAATAATGATCATAAACTTAGAATTATAACTACCGTAATTAAGGCTTATCTTGTTGTTGTTATTATGTTATCTAAATCAATACCCGCTTAAAATGTTTATAGCTAAAAGTGTGTTAAATGTCATTAATAATTTTGTATAAAGTTCATCAAAAATATCTACTTTTTTCACAAAAACATATAAATATAAGACGATCCAATTTAAACCATTACGGACTGGGTCTATCAGTATAGATAAAGAAATAAAACAAACTAGAGTTAAAACAATCACAATATGTTTTCTTATTACTTCTAACATAAAGTTAAACGAACTATTCGATTCGTTTCTTTTGTAATCTTCGTATACTATTGAAAGCATAATGAATGTACCAAGCACCTGTACTATTAACATTTATGATTATAACATATTTTAACTAAAAAAATTTATTAAAAACAGACCGTTTAATACATATTGTACCAATCTTAACAGCTCATAGTTACTATATTCCATAATTGACATATCCATCTTTTTACGCATACCTAAATCAAACATAATGTCAATTTTATGTATGATCTTAAAAATGTAAAATATGATAAGCCCTATACATATATATTTTAGTTGTGCGATGTCTTTAAAATAAACTAACAAACCAAAAAATACAACTATTGTAAAAATAATTTGAATTATTTCGGTTAGGGCTTTTGTTTTTGTTTTATTTGATAACTTTATCTTAACTTTATTCTTTGTTAAATCATAAAAAACAAATAGAACAAAGAATACAAAGTTAAAAATTATAAAGTCATACAACTTCGAATCTTTTTTAATAAATGTTGTCCAATCTATTGAAGAACTGCTTATTTTTTCGTAAAATGTAATTTTCGTAAATAACAATCCAATCGTTACTAACGAAAATAACAATATTGAGTTAATATGTTTTTGTATTGAACTATTTGAGTAATTTAGAAGGATGATGAAACAAATACCAATGAACAAAATTGTGTAGTTTTTAATCTGTGTTTTAACATAAATTGGTAGCTTTTTGTTCGCTTGTATAATAGTTTGAAGATTTATTTCTTTATGGTTTTTTAAAGAATACATCGTATTGACAAAAACAAACAAACATACAACCGACAATAAGATTATGAATACAATTGCAAATTGTGTTAGATATCTGTCTTTTTTATCTTTATTTTTATCAGATGTTTTGTCAATATATTCAAGAGTTTGTGTCATTATTTATATCGTAATATTTTTTGAAGAATATTGCTACAACTGAAAATAGGTTGATTGCTATGATGTATTTCATATCTGGAATTAATTGTTCTTTCAAAGGTTCTTTCAAAGTAACAGGTAAGTGATTCTTAACGTACTTGTAACTAACAGGATTGTTTGAATTATTAACCATTATAATGATTTTATCAACCATAAGTGTTATGAAAGTTAAAAGAGAATAGATAATTGCTGTATTATACATCAAATTTACTCCCAAACTATCACTATTTATCCAATATTTTAAAAGTAAAAGGCAAAAAATCATAAAATACACTAAATATACACAAATATGTAAAAGTGAAATAAACTTTTTTGATTTGATCTTCGATTCAATTAAAGGTATAAATACGTTTTCCATAGAATGTATACCTTTTAACACTAAAGCCATCCATAAAATATTATGTATTCCTTTCTCAACATATTTTACCTTATCTGAACATTCGTCGTAATATCCTTTGTAAAAAGTAAAAAACCATTTAAATATACCCACTTTAACTTGACAATCATTATCAGATTTGGATATTATTTTAGCGAGGAAAACCTTACTTAGAATGATTGTGATAATAAACACAACCAAAAGAAATAGTATAAGATCTGATATAAACTTAATACCCATTGCAAAACTAATTTTATTTTTTTCAATGTCTTTATGTTTTAGAGGTAAAAAATAAATCACAAAAACTGTAACGAAAAATGTTATAAAATACTTATTATCTATTAAAATATTTCTTAATATCGAATTTATGTTTTCTATCTTTAAATTTGATTCAATTTGGTGATTAATGTTTTTTAACGACGACGTCAACTGTGATTGAGATATTGGTGGTGCTTTATTCATTTTATATAGATAATATGCATTTTATATTCAAAAATCTTTTCCAAAATCAAAACCATAATTGCAAAAAACTTTTTGACTTATAAAAAGGAAATCTAGAAAAGAAACTTAATAGCTAAAAAATATAAAATATACAATAAATATAAAAAATGAATACGAATGAAATTATATTGATATATAGTTCAAAATTTTTACTTCTTGCTGCTAACTTTTTGATTGTAAACATATGTGCTAACTTTACATCTCAAGTTTACATGGACAAAGTTTTAATCAATCAAGAAAATCCACCTAAACTTGATAACTATGTAACACTATTTTTGATTCTAAGTTTGTTAGTTATGTTGATTATAGTAATAGCTATATATGTAGCTATGTCATTCTTAATAAAAGATGAAAAAGGAATGAGCAAAATTATCACATTGTTAGCTGTTGATTTTATTGTTTATTTACTATTCATGACACGTCTAGGTTATATGATATCTGGTGTCATGTATAGCAAGAAGTTTTTTATGTATAAAGATGACGGTCTGCGTGCAATTCGTGCGCTTAAAGACTTAATATTGAAACTGTCTTTATTGTTCGTTTTAATGCCATTTTTCCTCATTTTGAATATATCGTTTGATAAAATGGACACAGTACCACCTGTTACCAAAAGGTAAAAACTCGAAATATGTTTTAAAGATAATCAATTTACTTTAAATAAATTGAGAGATGAACTTTAACGATCATTATCGTTTTGTTAATTCAACAGAATTGTCGTCAAATGATCCGTATTATACGAGTCCCATAAATTGCGATATCGTTTTTAAACCTCATCAACTTGTATTAATAAACAAATGTTTAGAGCGGGAACAAAATGATATACAATTTGACGACAAAGAGGTTGTCCTCAAGAGTAAATATTCATTTATGAAGTGCGATATTGGAGTCATAGCAGATAAAGTAGGTAGTGGTAAAACCTATGTGATACTTGGTATAATTACAACAGATACAATACCAAATCAAAATATTACAAGAAACGTGTCTTATGGAAATGGTCATTTGTCTTTAAACTCAAAGTTACCTAATCTAATAGACAAAAATGTGAATATAATAGTTATTCCGCATATACTTCAAAAGCAATGGTGTCAATATATTGAACTTTTTTCTAAAAAGATACGATATTATGTAGTTAACAAAAAAAAAAGTATTGTAAATTTGGAATCAGAGATTGACAATTATAATATAATTTTAGTAACAGGGACTTTTTATAAGTATGTAAGGGGTATTTTTTATTTGAACAACTGGAGAGCAAGACGTGTATTCTATGATGAAATAGATTCAACAAACACACCATGTGCGCATTATTTAAGTACACGATTTATTTGGTTCGTAACAGCATCTTATAAAAATATATTATTTCCCATTCAAAAAGTGTATTATGACAGAAGGAACATTAATAATTCATACATGCTCTCTCATGGTATAAGTAATAATATGTTTGCAAAAAAGCTTTTTACTGATATGATAAAGGTTATGGGACAATTGGAGTTACAGGCTATGGATAAAATTGTATTAAAAAACACAGATGACTTTATCGATAAGTCCTTCAATATCCCTGATCTCATACAAAATGTAATAGGATGCAAATCTCCAGTTGAAATTGATATATTGACTGGATTAGTGAGTAGAGATATCATCAAGTGTTTGAATGCGGGAGATATACAAACTGCAATCGGATTTATTCAAAGTGGAAACTTAGATACTGAAGCGAATATAATAAACAGAGTATTAGAAGAGCTACAAACCAAACATAGAAACATAAGTATTCGTGAAAATGCAGTAAGGCAATATATTTACACAAGCGATGAACAAAAAAATGTTGCGATCGATCGGGTAGTTGAAGAAAGAAATGATTGTGATAAAAAAATAGAACTTATGAAAATAAGGATAAATGAAAACAAGTTGTGTATAATCTGTTATAACAATGCTATCAACAAATGTATTTCAAAGTGTTGTAAAAATACTTATTGTTTGGAGTGTATTTCTAATTGGTTATCAATTGGTACCACTTGTCCATTATGTAAAACTATAGTAAATATACGAAATGATTTCTATATAGTAGACGAATCTAATTTAGTCGGCTCTATTGAAATGGATAAAATGAAAAAAAAAAACGAGTATGCGTCAAAACTGCCTGGGAATGACGAGTATACAAAAAGTAAGAACAAATTTGAAAATCTTAAAAGGATCATATATAATAACCGTGGTAAAAATAAAAAGTTTTTAATATTTTCAGATTTTGAACAATCTTTTGGTAGGATGATTCCTTATCTTGATACATGTGGTTTGAAATATGCAACCATAAAAGGTAATTCTGTTAATGAAACAATTCGTAAGTATCGTTCAGACGAACTCGACGCACTTCTTGTTAATTCGAGAAATTATGGTAGTGGATTGAATCTTGAAAATACTACAGATGTTATATTGTTTCATAAATTTGAAAATCAACTTGAACAACAAATTATTGGCAGAGCACAACGTCCAGGTAGGACTTCTGTATTGAATGTATGGTACTTACTAAATGAAAATGAAATGGTATAGATCTTCATAAAATATTTGTTAAAATAAACTATGATATATTATATTTGTTTTTTCATTTTTGTTGGAATTTTTGTTACTATTATACATTTAATGGAATCTTCTGAAAAAAATGTTTTTAAACACATATACTTGATTAACTTAAAAAGGAGACCAGATCGTTTCGATGAATTTATGGTAGTATATAATAATACAGACTTTAAAAACAACAGCTTAACTAGAGTTAATGCAATTGATGGTGGTAAACTGGATATAAAATCAATACCATTAACGAATATAGCTAAATTGGAACTTAAACAATTAGAAACGACAGGGTTTCGGTATAAACATTATCAATTAACAAGAGGTGCGATAGGTTGTTATTTAAGTCATGTAAAAATTTGGGAGAAGATTGTAAAAGAAAATCAAGATAAAGCTTTAATATTTGAAGACGATGCAAGACCACCACCTAACATTGTGTATTCAATAAACAAGATAATGATGGATATTCCTAACGATTGGGATATAATATTACTTGGAAAACATTGTCACGATTGCGAAGATCATGGTTCTTATCTTAAAATAAAACGATTTATATTGTTGCATTCTTACATTATATCTAAGAGAGGTGTTGAAAAGATTATTGGAACGAACAGTTTATTTCCTATTAGTCAACAATTAGATGCGTATTTGAGTGAGATCTCGAGTATGATAAATATTTATAGTCCAAAAACAGATCTCGTCTTACAAGGCAGGTCAAGAACAGACATTCAAGCACCTATTATTAAAAGTGATAAGAATAATGACAGAATGCTTCTGAATAAATTGTAATTACTAAATTAAATACATTTTAATGAAAACTGAAAAATCAAAAGATGTTTTGTTTGTTCCAAAAAATAATTATGAGAATATCATGTATGACAAGAGGAAAGAAACAAAAGGATACATACGTGTAGTTGCAAAAATGTCAGGATTGTATTATTTGTATGACATTCTGAAGAATTTTGTTTTTTTCAAAGCCTTGATTACTTTTTTCGTATTTTTTTATAAAATCATTAATCCAGTAGGTGTATTTTTAATATCTATATTATTATTCATAACTTTTTTAATTTTGTTATTAAAACACTTTTTTCTTATGATATTCATGCTTATTATTTACATTGTAATTTACGGACTTGATAAACAAACTCCAATTAGATTAATGTCATAATCTTTTCTTCAATCATATTAAAATTTAGCTGTAATGGCGTTACATATTTCATTAATATTATCTGTCATATCTTTTGTTTCAGTTTCTGTAGTGATTGTTTTATATGCAGTGAATAGTTCTCGCATTAAAAACTTGTCAATCCAATCAAGTGAGCAAGCATCTGAGATGATTAACCATTCGGTTATTCAGGATACTAAAATAAGCGAAGTAGTTCATTCTGTTAACAATAATGATGAAATTATTCAGAGAAATAATAGTATGCTACAAACACATGTCGAAAATGTCGAAAAAGATATCAAAACAAAACAATTGAACACAGATGATATGTTGAGAGAAACTTCAGAAAATATGGATCAACGATTAGAAGGATTGAGAAGTGATGCTGAAAGTTCGTACATTAATCTTGATGATAGAATAAATGAGGCAAGACAAGCTCAACGTGACTTGGATCTTAAATACGAATTACGAACCAATTCTAATGTAAATTTAATTAACACTTTAACTCATGCAAATCAAGATCTAATTCATGCGACCAATAGTAATTTAGGATTATTGGAGATAAGTATGAATAACAACTTTGAAAGAGTTGAAAATACAATGGGTGACAATCACTCTGAATTATTTGAGAAAATTGTTACTGGCGATGCACGAATTCGTACAGATTTTGTGAATGCGGACGATATATTAAGGAACTCTATGTTAACACAAATATCAACCACTCGTGACGAGTTAAGTACAGATTTTAATAATCGATTAAGCGATTACGTGATGACGAGTACATTAGATAACTATAAAGGAATGATTGATCAGTTTTTTACTACCAAATTAGAGACTGCGTCAAATAGTTCTAGAATTTTAGATTTTGAAAGAATGAATATCGAACAAAGATTCACGGATGTTCATGATGATATGCATACCTTGGATAATAAGTTTACATCTAATTACAACAGCGTTATGGATGATTATAACGTAATAAGCAACGATTTTAACGATTTCAAGCAGTATGAATACACAGGCTTCTCTAATTACGTAGTAAACCAACAACAAAGAAATTTTGAAGATTTAAATCGTACATTTGGTATAGCGTTATCAAATTTGGACCAGCTTGTTGATATACGACAAGACGGATTTGAAACCCATTTTGCAACGAAAGCATACACATTGAGTAACTTCTACTCAAGAGATACCATTGATACTATATTGGAATCTAATAAAGAGATCATCTCTTCTGAATTGATGGATCATATACACGGAAATCTTTCCGATTTTCAAGGTGTAACAGGTGCTACAGGAGCCACTGGTGTTGGTATTCAGTCCATTGGTAAGTCTTATAGTGATACTGAAAAATCAGATATGATCGATTTCACTCTTACTGACGGAGCTCAACACAGTATATCTGTTCCAGCTGGAAGACATGGAGCTTCATTTTCTAATATGAGAATTGAAGACGGTCACATTAAATATGATGTACACAATTATAATGTAAACAATATAGTTGAAACACCCGAAGTTAAAATCTTAGGCAATGCGCCTTCAAATGGTGCGGATGGTACCGGTATATCAAACATTATAACAAGAATATACACCGATTCAACAGATGGTTTGGAAAAAACGGAAGTAAAGATAAGTATGACAAACGGAAGTAGTGAGTATTTGTTTAATATACCACATGGGATGAATGGTCAGGATGGTCAAGACGGAGTTTCTATAACTGGAGTGGTACAACTTTCTCCTGATGAAATTCTTAGCGAAAGTCTAGTATCTACACATATGCATTACAATATAGTATTATCCAATGGTACAACCCACCGTATTTCTATACCCAAAGGGGAAAAAGGTGATACAGGAGAAGCTGGTGCCACAGGTCCTGGAATAAATCTATTTGACGAAAGTCAAGACTATCGACTGACCCTTACTGACAGAAACGGAATATGTTTGCAAAAAGGAAACGTACGAAAAGATAATTTATGTATTAGTGAAGATGACTTAAGAGCCAAATTTTACACTAAATGGGAATATTCGCCTGATTATTATACTCTACCCCGTTCCTTATAAATTAATATTGTTTATTGTTCCAAGATGTCTTAATATCTTCATAAAATGTATTAATTACCGTATACATCACTGACATTATCATTTTCATTGATAATGCATCAATACTTACATTAATTGTTCTTATAAATTTACAAGCATCTGTATTGCTGGTAAAAAATGATAAAAATAAACCATAAAATGAAATTGGATAACAATAACTTCGATACACGATTTCTAATACAATACCAATGATTTTCAATGAGAAAATACATGTTAAGTATAGTATTCCTATTCGCAGACAGTTCAAAAACTGATATGTGCTTGTTTTTTTAAAGATTGTGGATAATATTTTAAACGGCATTGTTGTTGTATTCATGAACGGATATTGTTGCTTTTCTCAAAGTAAGTTTAAAAAGTTTTATATTTGTTCTCTATTTAAGTACGCTTTAAGTATCATACTATTGTAATTTATATCTTTTATTAAGTTTGTGTGTTGAATATCTTGAGAACTATTAACTCTTTCTACCTCATGTTGACGCTCTTCTATATGGTTAATTTTGTAAAACACACTGTATACAAGAGCATATAGAATCAAAATCGATAATGCGTTAACAACAATAGCAGCTAATAACATTTTAATATAATTTTATATATTGTTACAATATCTTTTTTCATCTGTTATTTTGTTTATTTTTTCATATCCATTTATTATTTTTTTTGACATCACATATTCTTCTTCAGTATATACATTATCTTCAAACTCTTTAGGAATCATACAATATGTACTTTCTTCATTTAAAAGACACATCGTCATAACTAAAAACAATGCGGTTAATATTAAAGAAGCAATCAAATCTCTCGTACCAATGAAAAATATTGAGAAAACAGATAATCTTCTCATTATTTTGGTTTTTAATAATGTTTCTGTGTTTTTACTTATGTCAATCACAATATATCTGGATCCAATACTAAACAAAATCATTGCGACACCTGTTATATATTTGTTTGAATTGACGAACGTAGAAATGTTCTTAAATATTTTTGTTTGATCAAATTTCATTTTTCTAATAAGGAGATTTTAGTCTCATACCTATTTGTATGAATTGTTCCATCATAAAAATGAGAATGATACCAGAAAGTATATATAATATAATATCAAGATATTGCCTTTCGTCTCTGAAATTGTGGTGTTGTTTTATCATTTGCTGCAATGTTTGTATATGTGCGTTTCTCTTCATTTCCTCTTCGATTAACGATTTGTCTTCACATTCGGTTTTTAGAGATCTGTCTATATCATCCATTTGTTCGTCATCAGTTTCTTCATAGATGTCCGAATACATCTTGTCATATCGTGTTTGTGTTGATTGTGCAAGCTCTTCATCAAATAATGAATCTTCTTGGTAAACTGCATCTTGTAGATAAAGATCGTCATCATCTTCCGGAACTACATTAAAACGAACTCTTCTTTTTTTCTGTTTTTTGTTAACATCTTTTAAAGTATTAACATCAATACACTGATCACTATTATCGAAGGCTTCATCAAACTTTGTATTCAAAGCTGTATCATTTAATTCATCATCTACTGTTAGAAACGATGTCTTTTGTCGTTCGGGATTTACAAGAGACGGGAAAACATCGTCTTCATATTTATAATAAAATGAATTATCACGACCTTTATATGCTCTATATTTTTCATCTTCGTGATATTTTTTATCGTAAGGTTTGCTTGCTTTTTTCAATCTCCTTGAATAAAGCTCACATAAAGGATCTGGTTTTGAAGTTTTTTTCTTTTTATTATTTTTTTTGGATGTTAAAACACTTTTGTCAAAATTGCCACCCCATGCATCTTCAAGAGTTGTGTAAGATGTATTAATGATTGTCATTTACAAAATACTATTATTAAAATTATCAAATATATTTTTTATTTACATTTTCGCCTTCAAATTCAGTATTTTCATCATATATAATGTTTTTCTATATATTTTTAGAATTACTCGTTAATCCAGGTTTAAAATGAATTTACCATTTGGACGGTATTGTAATTTATTTGAAGAATCAATTGTTTTGTTTTTTTTTAAATCGTGATTTTCAATAAAATGAGATGCGCGAGATGATAAAAGCATCTTATCGGTTTCTTTAATGGACTCATGATTAGAGGGTAATGTTTTATATTTACCGGTTGTTAATTGTTGTATGGATATTTCTTTTTTATTAATTTCGTCAAGATCCCAAGAAACATACAAGATCTTCGGAAAAAAATATTCAACCAAAAATCCGTTTCTTGTTAAATGCGTTGATACGTATTTGATACATTCTGAGATATCATAAATAGGTAATCCTATTATATATTCAGGAACATCTATGTAAATTTTAAAAATCTCTTTTTCACTAGCTGTTCGTATTTTATTTTCACAGACTTCCAATACTTTTCGATAACAATGTGTCTTTGTTTCTTTTCTCCTGTTTATTTCATTATGAATGTCGTATATACTCAAATTTTGTGACATATCTGTTAAAAAGATTGAACATTATTTTTTACTGAGAATCTCGCATATCACTTACAAATCGCTCAAGTGATTCAACATCTCGTGTATAAGAACCTCCGAATTTACTTTTATTGTTATTTTTTACATAGTACAAAGTAGGGTACCCGGTGACATCAAACTCCTTTTGTAAATTTTTATTGAATAATTCTAATTCGCTATCGGATGTTATGTTGTTTTTATTTTCAATATATTCTTTAGTCATTTCAACATATTTTTTACTACTATCTTTTTTACTTGTAGTATTTTCATCATCTTCAAATTTACCAGAATTGTTAATATATAATACTCTAATCATATTTGTATCATAGAAATCACGAACAGCAGGCTTAAATGCGGTACAATGACCACACCAATCGGCATAAAAGAATAACAGGTAGTCTTCTTCGTTACTCTGATCGCTAAAAGTTTCTTTTGTGTTTTGTTTAGGAGGGTCTGTACGAGTTCTTCTCATCTGTAAATATTGAAGAAATATTGATACTATTATTGTTAACGCTAAGATGACAGATAGACTTTTACAGGTAAATTTAGGTAATTGCATGATTTATGTTTTATATTAATATTCTATAAAAAAAAATAGTTTGATTTGTAATAATACTTAAATAATATTGTGTTTGTCAATCAAATGGATTTCTTAAGATATAATATTAAATTGTTTGAGGAAAATGACCTAATTAATTTTCAAGATCCCATTTATACAAAATTAAAAGAAAACATTGATGATATAAAAAAAAATTACAATTGTTTTCGTACAGATTTCGTTCCTGTTAACTTTCACACAAATACATGGTCTAAAAATGATTTACACAAAAAAACATGTCATAAATATATTAAGCCAAAATCATTTTTAAAATGCCATTTAAATCATGACAATATTGTATCTTTTACAGTCAGTAACTTAAACAAACTAACCATGGAAAATTATGAAAAGGTATTTACAAACTTTGGAACAAAAATAGATGAACAAAACCTAATAAAGACCGTTGATTTGATTTTGCAAACAAATGATAAAGCAGTATTATGTAACGAATTGTATGTGGGATTGGTATTTCATTTATATACATTAGGTAATTCGAATGTAAAAAGATCGATTTGGGAAAAATGTAATTCGTATATTCAAGAACTTTTCAATAAAGATTTATACGAAACTAATGATGAAAACGAAACGTATGATATGTTTTGTCTAAGACTAAAAAATAAGAATGAAATTACAAGCAGGATTCGTGCATTTTTCTTTATCATTCAACATGAGAGTTTTAATAATTTAAAATATACATTTTCGGATTTAATAGTTTTTATGTTTGATTTTTTGGAAGAAGTAGTTAATAAGAAAGAGTTCGTACTTTTTTCAGAACAACTTTTGGATTCTTTAATTGTATGTTTTGATTTGAAAGAAAATATTAAGATTCCTTCGGTACACAAAAAGTTTTTATCAAAAAATAAAATATGTTTCCAAAAGTTGAAATCGTTCTCTGAGATTTGTGAAAGGATTATTAATGTGGATAGCTTTTGTTCATTTAAAATAAAGTTTAAGATACAAGATTTAGAGAATAGAATACAAAATTACTAATAAAGAATGTCTATCAATATCAACATATTTGACAAGCTTATTCATAATTTCAAAATAAAAGTAAAGTTACACGAAGCAAATAAAGAAGTGTTTAAAGTAAGAGCATACACACAAGCATTGAATAAATTACAACAGAATGATAACAATATCATATCTACAATAGACGATATCAAAGCTTATAATTTTGGAAAAAGTATATATGAGAAAAGTGTGTGGCTTTTACAAAATGATTCGAATTTAGAAGAGGTGGATAACATATCCAAAAGTGTTTCTATAATTGAAGAGCTTACAGGTGTCCATAATATTGGTGTAAGCAAAGCAAGGGAATTAGTAAATAAACATAATATCAAGGGGATATCTGATTTGAAGGAACAGTTGTATTTACTAAATGATAAACAAAAATCTGGTTTGAAATATTACACACACATGATGGCGAGAATACCACGAGAAGAAATAGTTGAACATGAGAAGATAATCAAAGATATTATTATGTCGTTGTATTCAGTTATCAAATGCAAAGTTCAAATTGTAGGAAGTTATAGGAGATTAGCAAAAGATAGCGGTGATATTGATGTAATAATAACTTTTACCGACGGAAAGACTCCTGTAAATGCAATGAAAACGATAATTGATAAATTTCAGTCTATATGTTATATACCCAATGACGGCATTTTTGCATCAGGTTCAAAAAAGTTCATGGGGATGTGTAAATTACCAACCGAACAAATATACAGACGACTGGATATTATGATAACAAGTGCAAAAGAATATCCTTTCGCATTATTATATTTTACAGGAAGTGGTGAGTTTAATATAAAAATGAGAGATTATGCAAACTCACTTGGTTTTTCTATGAATGAGAAACAAATTATTTACATGAATGATAAAACAGAAGTCAAACAACATTTTCAAAACGAACAAGATATTTTTAAATTTTTAAATATACATTATTTACATCCAGAACAAAGAAATTCTCAAAATTTTAAAATTCTCGACAATTGAGGCAATATGGAGAGGTTATTCCGTCATATTCTTCTTGTGTGAACTTTTCAGTTATTTCATCTTCATCTTCATCATCTTCATCATCTTCATCATCTTTGTACATTACGACCGGATCCACACCTTCTTTGATGGTTAGTTCGTTTTTTGTTTTTACAATAAACATTTCTGATATATCAGATTCTATAATTCTTTTAAAAACACTGATATCATCATTTAATTTATTTTTCATATTATCAACTTTTTTTGAAAAGTTTTTTTTAATATCATTGATAATTTCAGGGTCACAATATTTCATATCGGGAGAATTTGTAGTAACCTTAATCAATTTATTTGTAGAATTTGACTCGGAATTATTAAGAGTAGTATCGTTTGGTGATGTGTTTTTTTTTTCATTGTTTGATGTTTTATCTTTACCTGCTTCAACCTTTTTCTCATTATCGATTGTGTTATCTTCAATCATTTCATCTTCTTCGAAAGACTCTGTAGTAATGCTATCATTTTTTATAAGCTTATCTTTTACGGATAGGATTCCAGCAAATATAAAAAATAGAACGATCGCATACATTGACATTTTGAATATTTTTGTAATCATGGTTTGTATTTTATTTTAATGTTATAAAAGAAAAGCAGTAAATATTTAAAATTTATTCAACTTCCAGTTGAAAACCAATTAATAAGATCGTTCCACCATGAGTTTTCCTTCTTTTTTTCATCTTCTTCAATATCAGAATTCATGTTAAAAATTATTAATGATAATAAAACTATGAAGAAAAACAATACAATGATTCCTAAATAAATAGTTAAAGGATCATCCATTTTGTGATATATTTATATTATAAAACAATATATTTCAAAAAAAAACAATTTTAATTGTAATATAGATGATTCAAATAGATAAGAACGAACCTTTCATCATTTTATTGGATTTAGATCAAACGATTCAAGGTAATATATATCCTCAATTACAAGAATACAATTTGATACAATACCTTAATACATATAATGAAAGTTCTCATAAACTAGTACAATCGAAAAAGTTACTTATGAATGATTTCAAAGAAGAAAAACTATTAAGACCTCATTTTAAGAGATTTATAGAAAAAATGAGAAAACGATTTGCTAATGTAGAGTTTTTTGTGTACACAGCATCGGAGACTTATTGGGCAAACTACATCGTGAAAATCATTGAAAATGCTATTGATGTTAAAATAAATAAAAAGATTTTTACAAGAGATGACTGTATTATTGATAATACATCTGGTAAAATTATGAAAAGTATAAATCATATTACCCCAGAATTGTTTACAATATTGAAGAATAAATACAAACTAAAAAAAATGGTTGATTACACTTTTAAAAATATATTTTTGATTGATAACAATTATGTTTTATACAAAAATGAGAGTCATATGTTGATAAAATGCCAAGATTACAACCATACAGTTGTTATCGATCAACTTAGAAATTTGAAGAGAGAGTACACAGATATATATTATGAAATAATAGGTAAATTCTTGTTTAATACGAACTTTTCAAGTGCGATAAACTTTTATGCGTTTTACTATAACTCTTTGAAAATTCAAAAAGGTTCCCCCAAAACTTTAGATAGATTTTGGAAAACTCAATTAAGAAAGTTTAAAAGAACATATGAAATTGTTTAAAAAAGAAAGTTTAATAACTATAACATACATACAAGAATGAGTGTAGTACTATCTTTTGATATAGGAATAAAAAACTTAGCGTATTGTCTTTTTACTTACAATCCTAAAGAAGAGTTTGAATTTGATATAATTGAATGGAATATATTGGATGTATCTATTCCTCAAAAGACAAATGTTTTAGATCAACAGAGTGATAAGTTATTTTCAATATTACATGAAACATTTGGGAATAAAGAGATACATTATGTTGTAATTGAGAATCAACCGGTTTTGAAAAATCCGCTCATGAAGACTATTCAAATGATGGTGTATTCTTATTTTAAGATGAATAAGATGTTACAAGAGGAGATCAACACTGTGTGTATGGTAAATGCTGGTAATAAGCTTAAATTTGCATTTAATGTAATTTATCCATACATAACGAAACAAACTAATGAATTCGATGAATTACCAATTACAATTATCAATCCCAAGAACAAATATAAGGAAACAAAAACCGCATCCATTCAGTATGTAAAATCTTTACTTACTTTGAAAGACTTATCAAAACATTTACAATATTTTAATAATTTTAAAAAAAAAGACGATTTAGCAGATACTCTTTTACAAGGTTTGTATTTTTCATATACTCATATTGAACAATAAACATTTATTTTTATCCGGTGCTTCCAAACCCTTTATTACCACGATTTGTTGATTCCAAAGAGTCAACCTCTTCGACGTCGGGAAGTTCGATTTTTTTGATAATGAGCTGCGCGATTCGATCTTTCTCGTTAATGTAAACCTTTTCAGGTGTATGGTTAAAAAGAAGAACCTTTACCTCTCCTGTATAATCCCTATCGATTACACCAGCACCAACATTTACACCCATTGTACTCATACCACTACGGGGTGCAAGCTGACCGTATGTCCCTTCAGGTACAGTAAAACTCAAACCAGTTGAAATAAGTTTACGAGAGTTCGGTGGAATGACAACTCTCTTATCTAAACAACAAATGTCATATCCAGCAGCACCATCTGACTTTCGTTCAGGTAGAATCGCATTGGGATCAAGTTTATTCACCAAAAGTTTAGAAGTGGTCGTATTAGTAGTTTTCTTTTGTGAGCTAACATCAACCGTCTTTGTTTCGACATTTGTAGACTGATGTGTTGGGTCCGATTTTTTACCTGAAGGTGGTAGATTTGAATTCTTTACAGACGGTGGAATGGAAACTTCTGGCTTTGGTGTAGACGGTGGAATGGAAACTTCTGGCTTTAGTGTAGACGGTGTAGACGGTGTAGACGGTGGAATGGAAACTTCTGGCTTTAGTGTAGACGGTGGAATGGAAACTTCTGGCTTTAGTGTAGACGGTGGAATGGAAACTTCTGGCTTTGGTGTAGACGGTGGAATGGAAACTTCTGGCTTTGGTGTAGACGTCATTGATTTAACTGTATCGATGTTTTTTCGAATAGACTTTTCAGAAGAAGTGTTCAAAGAAGAAGACATGTTATTTGGAGACATGTTATTTGGAGACATGTTATTTGGAGACATGTTATTTGGAGACATGTTATTTGGAGACATGTTATTTGGAGACATGTTATTGGTTTTATTTACTATGAACAAAATATATTAAAGTATTTTTAAATGATATTTCTTATTTATTTGTCATGGGTTTCATATTTAAATAGAGTATGCGTTTTATATCTACTTAAAAATTGTTAACAAAGCATAACTAACATTAAATGTTTAATATAGTAACTGAACCAACAACTAGAAACGTTCTTATGAATAATCAGAATGGGAATGGATCTTCAAATTTTAATATCATTGAAGTAGACAACCCAAATCAAAATTACAATAATAAATTAGATCCGTATATTCAACCGAAGCTTGATGTTCAAGGTCTTGGACTTGATTTGTTGATGAATAACGCAGCGAAAAAGAATTCCGGTTCAGAAAGATCGATCTCTATAAATGAGCAATCTAGCGATGATGCAAGTAGCGATGACGATGATGAATTTAATCAAGAAGATACTCATCCTAAGATGGTTAATCGATCATCTAATGAGGTTGAAGATACATCGGATGATTCTGATGATCAAGAGACCAGTTATAAACCATCGCAATACTTTTCACAGAATAAGCAAGGAATGTATGAACAACCTGCACCACAAAAGTCAAGAGAAGAAATAGATAACGAAAAGAAAAATATATTGTACCAATTTGAGCGTATGGAGAAGAAAGGAATCAGACTTCCTAGAAAGTTTACGATGTCTGATTCTCTGTATGATATGCAAATGGAATTGGAAAGAATCAGCAGAGATCGTGTAGTTGATGCTAGTATTCAGTTCCAAAGAAAAATGTTAATGGCATGTATTACTGGTGTTGAATTCTTAAACACTAAATTCGACCCTTTTGATGTTAAACTGGATGGATGGTCTGAAACAGTTCATGATGGTATAAATGATTATGACGAAATTTTTGAAGAGCTTCACGATAAGTACAAGTCTAAATCGAAAATGGCGCCTGAATTAAAACTAATCTTTACACTTGGTGGCAGTGCATTCATGTTTCATTTAACAAAAACTATGTTTAGATCATCTCTACCCAATATGAACGATGTTTTAAGACAAAATCCAAACCTTATGAAAGACTTTGCATCTGCTACTGCAAATTCGATGGCCAAAAATGATAACACTGGAATGGCTGGAATGTTCGGCAACTTCTTTGGAGGTGCTGGATCCGGAGGTCCTTCTCCATTTAACCGCTCCCAAAATCCATCAAATCCAACACCTTCTAATAAAGGCAGACCTACACAGATGACTGGACCTACTGATATGGATAGTATCATTAATGAATTGGAAAATGATGTTATTCATAATAACTTAGGAAATATGCATACTAATAACGATAGGATTGAGACTTTGAGCACTGCTACTCAATCTGAAATTTCCGAATTCAATGAAAGTATTTTGAGCGAAGGAACACGCAACAAAAGACGGTCCAGTAAAATGAAATCTGGTAAAAAAACACTCAACATTTAAATCTTTGTTTAAAAAAATGGTATAATGAACAACCATGAAACATTTGATAATACATTCGATTTTTCTTTAATCGATTTTATCAAGACATCCAATGATTCTAATTTGTGTACAGATGTTTGTAACAATAATTTAGAACATGACACATACTTACAGAAAATTAATCAAGATATCTCTGATGCTATTGATATTTACAATACAGAATTACTTAAAATTACAAATATCAACGAAAAAATGGATATATTAAACAGAAAATATACGAAAATGAAAAGCTACCTAAACGAATTTAAATCAAACATTCAAGAATTTAAAGATTTCTTTTATAAAACTTTAAACAATGATAATAAAGATGAAGAAGAATATACAAATATTATAGGTCAAAATATTAATTCCATTCATACACAAATAGATACCTGTCAAACTAATATTGACGAACTTGTTAAAAAGTTACTAAAAAACCAATACACAGACTATAATAGCTCATGTGTAAAAGTAAAAAGTCTTAACAATATATTTAGGCTAATCAGATTTAATCAAAACATTTGTCCTATATGTATGAAAGAAGAATCGACACATTTTACTGTACCATGTGGACATCTTTATTGTTTAAACTGTTCCAAAAAATTGACGATTACTTGTTTTATTTGTAGACAAAATATTTTGAAAACAACGCCATTGTTTTTCTCTTAATAATGAAACTATATTATTTAATTAAATACCAATTTCTTGATGGATACAACATTTCTTTATTATTTATCATTGTCTTGTAATACCAGTCCCCATAAAGATCTAATGATATATTCTTTTGGTTTTTGATCGTAAATTCATCAACTGCTTTTTTTACACCAAACATGTAATTGAATGACAACTCTTCTGGGTTAATTGTGTAATCGTCCCCTGCTAACAGACCACCTGTCTTTAATTTCGGGTACCATTTATTTAAATCATTACTGACTGATTCATATGAATGATTACCATCTATGTATATAAAATCAAAGTATTCGTCTTTAAATCGTGAATATGCGTTATAAGAAAAATCTCTTACGATTTCACATTTACCTTTAAATTGTTTGATGTTGTTCATACATTGTTTAAAATCGTTCGTATGATCATGATGTACTTCGTCGTATGTTTCAATGTCTTGGTCTGTCCATGGATCGACTAAATATAACTTCTTTAAATTGCCATTGGATAATATATGTTTTGAAAAGAGACCTTGTTTCACTCCTATTTCAACACCATAACCAGTCAAACCGTAATCGTTTAATATTTTGCATATATTATTACGATTCTTTTCATATGGTGTAAATATAATATTACTCATTTATCTTGTTTTTATTTTATTATATTTTACATATTCTCTTGAAATATAAATCATTGTTGAGATTGAGTTGTTTAACAATGAATAAATAAAAAAAAAAAATTATGAAAGAGTTAACCGTCGAAAATATATGTCTTTATATTTATAACCACTACAAGTATTTTGACCATTGTTCTTGGTTTTGTTGATAATTCTTTTTTAATGTTTTTGTTATGCCATATTTCTCGATTACTGATAATAATGGCTCTACAAATATCTTCATAAAATTTAATGTATCTTTCGCAATGAAAGGTAGATCATAACACATATATTTATTCTCCGATATATGTTTATATACCCAATATAAATGAACATGAAAGGGGCGACATGTGTGTGAAAGGTCTGCCATTTTTAATATTGCTATCATTTGTACCATTGTATCGTTCGGTTTGGATGCTATGATACGCATATATTTGCAATGTAATTGTAAATCAGTTGATAAGATTAAACTATTAATCCTATTGTTGATGAGTTTTATAAACATTGCGCTTTCATTATTAAAAATGCTTTTTACATGCTTATGTATTAACATTTTTGTCTGATGTACATGAATGATTTCATTAATAGATGAATTGTTCTCACAATCAAAGATAGAATCATAACTTTTTGAATGTTTTAATGCTCCGTTATATAAACTTATTATATCTTCTCCTTCAGAAGAATATGATCTTTTCTTGATAAGTTTACAGGACTTTAGTTTTGTATTAGACTGTCCAATATGGTTCAAATCATGACATAATGCTGTAATTAATAATAACGTTCTTTCCACTGCACTTAGTTTTTTGTTACACTTTTGAATTTGGTATGTCGCCTGGAAAACTTCAAAAGCATGTAAAAAGTTATGAAAAGAATTCGCATAATAATAGTTGCTTATGATATCGTCAATCAAACTATTTATGTATTTTGTTTTCAGATTTGAATTGACATTTTTAAAGCATTTAACACAATATTTTTTTAAGTTTTCATGAGAACTGTTCAAGTGACTATCACATGAAATAGTGAACATTTTATTTCTAAAAATAGGGCTATATATACTTTTTATGGATATTCTTGTTAAATCAAATTTTTTTATGCACTACATGTCAAACATTCCGTTTCATTATTCTGTGTAATCAGATTAGACTTAGATTTTAAAGGATCAATGGTAAATTGTTGTGTACTTGCTTTTGGTTTTGTTCGTAAATAATACATTCCTGTTTTTAATCCTTTTTGCCATGCATAAAAGTGCATTGTAGTCAGTCTATGATGATTTGGATCATCCGTAAAAAGATTCATACTTTGTGATTGACAAATATAAGCACCACGATCTACTGCCATATCAATAATGGTTTTTTGTTTAATCTCCCATGCTGTTTTATAAATCTCTTTTATTTCTTTTGAGATTTCGTTTACATTCTGTACACTTCCTTCGTTCATTATAAGTTTATCTTTCAAATCCTTATTCCATATTTTACATTCTATTAAATCTTTCAATAAATATTTATTGATTACAATAAACTCACCAGCCAAAGTCTTTCGTTTGTATAAATTGGATGTAAAAGGCTCAAAACATTCATTGAAACCCATGATCTGAGAGGTGCTCGCAGTTGGCATCGGTGCCAATAACAAACTGTTCCTGATCCCCCATTTATCTATGCTTTTATGCAATACTGCCCAATCCCATAAATCATTATTAATTTTGACATCCCACATATCATACTGATATATACCCTTACTTATTGGCGATCCCTCGTAACTACTATAAGCACCCTTGTATTTCTTAAGTTTACTCTTCTCATCATCAGTGATTTTCAAATATGACTCAATTGCCTTATATTCTTCCGTATTCACGTCCAATGCACACATCGTCTCAATCATCTCAGATCGCTTCTTTGCTATCTCATTCGAAGCTTCCAATGACGCATGGTAAATAGTCTCGAAAATTTGCTTGTTTAGTTTTTTCGCATCATCGCTCTCAAAAGGATAACGCATTAATATAAATGTATCCGCTAATCCTTGTACACCAATCCCTATAGGCCGATGACGCATATTGCTTAGACTTGTCTTCTCAATCGGATAAAAGTTCTTGTCTATGATTTTATTCAAGTTCTTTGTTACAATTTTTACATTATCATGTAAATGTTTGAAATCAAACTTTCTATCTGTGACATATGTTGGAAGACACATACTTGCTAAATTACATACTGCACTCTCTTCGGGTGATGTATACTCCATAATCTCAGTACATAAATTTGACGACTTTATTACTCCAAGATTCTGATGATTTGTCTTTTTGTTAACAGAATCCTTATATAACATATACGGTGTTCCCGTCTCGATCTGGCTGTCTATAATTCTTCTCCACAAGGACTGTGCTGTAATCTGCTTTATATACATACCCTCTTGCTCGTACTTCCTATAAAGCTCATTGAATTCATCCCCGTATACATCACTCAATCCTTTACATTTGTCAGGACACATCAATGACCAAATATCGTTATTCTTTACTCGTTCCATAAACAAATCTGGAATCCATAATGCATAGAAAAGATCACGGGCCCTCTCCTCCTCGTTTCCATGATTCTTTCGCATATCTAGAAAACCCTCCACATCACAATGCCATGGTTCTAAATAAATAGCGATGCTTCCATTTCTACGCCCTGACTGATTTACATACCTCGCTGTACTGTTAAAAACACGAAGCATCGGTATAATACCATCTGAGTTACCATTTGTTCCTCGAATATAACTATTTTTACCTCTTATATTATGAATATGTATACCAATACCGCCTGCATACTTAGAAATGAGCGCAGAGTCCTTTAGAGTGTTGTAAATTCCCGATATCGAATCATCTTCAATCTCCATCAAAAAACAACTACTTCCTTGTGGTCGTGGAGTTCCAAAATTAAATAATGTAGGTGTAGCATGAATAAACTTCTTCTTCGAAAAAGCATCATATGTTTCAAGTACCTCTCGTAAATCGCCCCCGTGAATTCCTATCGATACACGCATGAATAAATGCTGAGGTCGCTCCACCACATGGCCATCAATTCGCATCAAATACGCTTTCTCTAATGTCTTAAATCCAAAGAAATCAAAGGCATAATCCCTCGTATAATCAATGTAAGTGTTGAATTTTTCTTTATGAGCACAAACAACATTATAAACATCCGCACTAATTAGCGGTGAACTTTGTTTATATAAATTATCAATAACTTCACTAAACGATGGTGATGTATTTTTATGATGATTACTTACTGTAATTCGTGATGATAACAAACCATAATCTACATGTTCCGCTAGAAGACTACTGCATAATTGCGCTGTCAACTCATCAAGTTCACTGGTTCCAACACCATCATAAATCCGTGAGCATACTTTTTGTGCAATCTCTGTCGTGTTTATATTCAAATCATTTGATAAATTCTCCACTCTTCTCAACACCTTGTCAAATGATACCTTCTCTACAGAACCGTCACGTTTCTTTACAAACATAGTATAATAAAACGGAAAAGCTCCTTATATATATTCTTTTTGGTATTCAGTATTTAAATATATTTTTTATTTATATCTAATATAAAAAAGATCCAATACTCAAACAAATAATTTATCAAAAAACTTTATTTGTTCTGTCTTTTCTCGTCTTAATGTATTATGCATAGTAGACGTTAACTCATTCCAAGAGTATATCAACTGCTCGTAACGCCTATCTCTCGATTTCATCATGATATAATAAGGACTCGGTACATCATTACTATTACTTAAGAACACAATTACATAACGAGTTTTCTCAATTGCACTTTCGTCTGACGGTAACACCAATTCCATATTATCACGAATTTTAACATCAACCAACTTAGTGGGATTTGTTTTTGTTCTTGATAAAATGATCAAACCTAACGAATACGCTTTACACATGAACCCTAACTCAAATAATCCCCATTTGTAATTTATATCCCTTAAAATATTGGACAAATCTTGACTTGTATAAATATTATATTCATATCCTTCAAATTTGTTCTTCTGATTCGTAATTACTAATGCATTTTCAGTTTTCTTCGCAAGTTGGACATTGTTCTGATTAAACACATTCATCCAATACCTGATTAGTTTCTTATTCTCATTTGTGGTATATAAATTTGTTAATTTACTTATCATATTCTCTATTACATATTCCTTTGTCAATTTAATAAACTTATTTTGAAATAACTCGTTGTTGATTTTATCAAACAATTTTATAAATACATCTGCTGTATTTGTTTTATTGAAAACAGTACCCATCATCTGAGGATGTATCTTTCCCGAATTATACATATCGTTCGGTTGTATCTTTTTGAACGAATACTGTTCGTCTGATAATGTATCATCCGTGCGCAATGTTAAAACATTATACTCCATGATAAGATCCTCAATAGAGTTCTTTAAGCTTTTGTATGGGTTCTCAGCCATCAAGTAATGTTCATATAATGCATCTGACATTAAATCTTTCAATGTATATAATATCTCAATATTCATATTGATCACTGGATTCGTATACATTATTTTTTCTAATACCACAACCCCTTTGTTATAAAATTCGTCAGTTAATACATCTAGTAGTTCATCTGATACTTCCTTGTCATATTGTATCTTACCTATTAAATGTTTTAATTCATCTCTCATCTGAATGATTTTTTCCTTTTCTGGATACGGATTTAAATCATGACGAATTAAATCAAACCGCTTTTGAAATATCGGATTGTCATTCAACTCCTTAATAACAAGCTTTATTAATGTCAACTTATCCTCCTCTATTTTTTCATATTCGTTCATGAAATTTAGCCTGGCATCATCTGTTACATGCCCAATAAATAGATTTAACATCTCCTCATCAATTTCGTCTTGTATACTCACATGTAGATCTATTTGTTTATCATCCTTTAACAGTTCATCATAAAACATATCAATCGACTTTAAATTGTTCAATACCGCCTTATATACCTTTTTATCATTACATATCATATCAGTATCAATTAACAAGGACATATCATCCATATACACAGCAGAATTTGAATGGTCACATATCTCATCAAAAAAGAACTTTGTTATGTATTCGTCGTTATCAAGAGGTATGTAAAAACCTGTTGGTTTTATCAAAAATCCAACAATTCTAATATTATAATTCAATATAACCACTATATCCTCCCCTGGTGTTTTCTTCGGAATGTTCTTACACTTGAAAAAGTCGTTGCGATACATATCCAATAGTTTCAAATATACATCATTCGCTGATAATTTAACATTATTTCCCACAAATCCGCAATTACTCTTATAAATATTGATCAGATCGCGGATGCCGTCATCTTTAACAGAGAAAGGCTCTTTCATGGTTTCTATGCTACAACATGATTTGTTTCTTATTAAAAGCTCATAATACGATCTGTTATTTAATAAGAAAACACATTTAGATGACTCATCTACATGTGAGAGACTATATTTTTGACATAAAATAGTTATATCATCCTCATCAGATGTATTCAAAATTATGTAGACTAATCTATATGGATTTAAAAAATGCAGTTTAGTGAGTCCATACATTTCTTCGGAATCTTTTTCGATGAGATCATCTTTCATATATTCTTTAAAATTATCAAATGATGCAAACATAGTAAGCTCTCTTTTTATTCGTTTGTACATTTCATCATTTACATCAAGATCGTTATTGTTATTTACAAAGTTGAAGATCTCATACAAATTAAGTGCTCTAATATAAGTTTGTCCTTTTTTGGATTTTACATATTGTTTGTATTTTTTATACACTTTGTGTTCATCAAAAGAATAAGGCACATATGTTTTCATTGTATTTCCATGATTGAGCATTATATATTCATGTAAAGATAGATCTGAATTGATAAGTTCACCTAATTCTTTTACAGTAGTAACTTTGGGATTATTTAAAGTATTCACTAACGCATTTAAAAATCTGTTTTTTACATTCAAACCCAGTCCTAAACGAATAAAACAGTTGTCCTTACTTTCATTTCGTAATCCACTACACATCTCAATCGTTTTGCCAGGATTTAATATATTATTTAAACTCACTGGAAGGCTGGCTAAACGATCGTCTTCCACAGGCAACCCTACCATCTTTCTGATATAACGATTCGTATTATCATTCTTATTATCATTCTCTTTTATCGAGTCGTTTTCATCGTTAGTTACTTTATTTTCATCATATTTAACATTTGGATTTGGTTTATACCCACAACACACCATCTCTTTCTGTCCTGGATGTAAATTTTGCTTCATTAAATACGGATACTTCTTGTAATCCCCCAATGCCTTTTTCACATTATCCTTTTTGTTATGGAGTATCAATGGAGCCTCCTGATTTGGTTTAGGACACATATTTCCATTCTCCTCCATTTCTTTCGCGGTCATTGCAACTTTACTGATTGGACACCATATTAAAGGACATATGTAATAATTTCGCTCCGTTAATTCAGGTGTTGAGCCGGTTTTTATATAACCAGTATAAGCATTACGATTGTGAGCATCCACACGTTCCTTATCTAACTTTGTTAACACAACTGGTTGTTTCTTATCTACAGCTCCACAATGTTTAGAATATCCCTTCACAAAAAGCTCACTGTCCGCATTTTTTAAACGATCATTTATAAACTTCGTATGGTATCTTTTCATCATTTTATCATCCATATTTACATCTTTAAACTCGTTGTTTACATCTACCACTGTTCCTGGTACATCATCCTCTGTCTCTATAGGAGATCGTCTAACCGTCTCATTGTTTAACATAGTACTTAATTCGGCATTTCCCAAGACATCATCTTCGTTGTCATCCTCTAAAAATTCGTTACCCGGTGATACAGAATACAAATCCAACGAATCCGCACTTATTATACTACTATCGTCATCATCCTCGTTATCGACTTTTTGATCAGCTTCATTTAGTGGTTCGTTTACTTGGTTTAATAGTGCCATCGTAAATGTATCACCACTTCTCTCTTTTTGTTCTTCTTGAGTTACTTCCATTAACTTTTTGTTGGAATCATCAATGTTAAAATTTATTCTTTCAGTCTTTGATAACATCAATATCATTACTTTGATAATATTATCATGATAATCTGTTCGAGTTGCATTCTGTAGGGATAACTCAAACTGATTGTGATTCAATAACTTTAATCTTACTATTATACCTTCTGTATATTTGTTCTTGTAAGTTATATGTCCGTTGTTGTTTATTAACTGCAATTGTATATCATCCTTACGCTTTTCCCATTCTTTAGTCGCAGTATCGTGATCCAAACTAAACTCTGTTACCATTTTTTCTATCAAATCATCCTTTTTTAAATTATAATTACTATTTAAGAATCCGGTTATTGCGTCCATTTCTGCATAATTGGAAACTCTTTTGTATTTTAATAATAACTCATTGTTACCCATATCTTTAATCATTGAAAAATACATATTCTTCTCCAATCTCTTTATTAATACAGGTTTGGTTGCTATTTTTTCATTTGTTGTTATCAATACAATAGTCTTATATTCGGCTAATTCACCATTTACATTTAGATTGAATGAACTGATTTTACTCTCGTCATATTGGGTCAAATTTGAAATCTCTCCTATTATACTTTGATTTAAGTTTGTTATTAACTCGTTTAAATATCGGATTTGAATATTTTTTACAGCAGGAAATTTAATATATATATCGTAATTTCCAGATTCCCTCAATATTATACTGGAAACAATATTTTCATTCGTTATAGCCTTGATCGTTATAGAATCATTACTACGATCTTTTACAAATTTCCTCTCCTGTGTTATCCATTTATCATATCGTTTTTTTGTTATCAGTTCAGGAAGTCCATACTTTAAAACTCTGTAATAATATTCATTATTCTTCCCTTTGTAACTTATAAATGGCGCTATTGATGATGCAGTCAATAAATGAAAAACCTTTTTTAAATTTACTGAACTATATTCGGAATTATGTTTTATCTTCTTTGATGTATATTGTTTAGGGATTGGATTTGCAGAAAGTTTCACATCCACTAATCTACAGTTTATGTTTTGAACTGAACTAAAATACTCTTCCAGATTGACTTTGTTCTTTATTTCATCAATCTTGTTCAATAACTTTTCATATTTGGCATTGTTGACGTGTCCTTCTTTGGTTTCGTCTTTAAAATAAAAATCAAGCAACTTTTTCTTGTGCGTCCCAAATACCTCCGTAATAAATTCATCATAATCACTTCTACATACTACAAAAATTTCGTTGTTTTTATTAAATGTTCCAATATCCATCATATTATGAGAATGTTGATGATTTATTGATGTCTTGAAATCTTCATCATCCATCTGTACAGAATCGTAAGGGTTTATCGCAAATAAGACATCAACCTCGTGGTTGTCTTTTAATTCAAAAGAGACCGGATGATAATATTTTTTAACATTTTTTAAAACCTTTGATTTTTTTTTCGTTAACAACTCTCTTGCTTGATCGTAACGAATGATATCTGCATCAGTTCTAAAAGATATATTTGTGACTCCCTCAACAAAATACATATTCAATAAACGATTGAAACGACTTGTTGTCATAAATGTACCTTTCCTAAAACAACTTCGTAAAAAATTGTGAATAATAAACTCTTTGTTCTGTTTGTTTACCTCCTTCTCTTGAAATAGAAAAACCGACTCAACTGTCTCTTCCATTATTGACGATATTTTGAATTTAAAATTATATATTGTATCATCCTGATAGATCGCTTTTTCTATAAAAAATACATTAGAGATCTGATCCTTCATGAAATCCTTCGCTTTCAAATCACTTATATCCCTTGAAAATACATACAAATCTATATCACCATTTGGTTTCAACCGATTTACCGAAAAAATACGCTCATCTGAATCATTAAATAATTCACAATCTATGTTCTTCATAAGTTCTCTTTATAATTTATAATTATAAATATATATAATACCTTTATAATGTATAACCAGTAAAAATCGAATAAACGACACAATTAAAATAAAATTTGAATATAATGTCAATCTACATACACGATAAATATGTGTTTGACATTAAGAACATATCACCTAATGGTAGTGATCATATTCTTAAAACATTTTTTACACTTATAATGCTGCTGCGCTATACAACTGATGATTTTATAGTCAAACCACAGTATTTAACAGGATTAGACGAATAATCTGTTTTTTTATATATTCCCTTCTCTACAGCCATCGTCAACAATCTTTTAAAGTTTGCCCAAAACTCAGGAGGATGTCCGATTTCTTTCGTCATTAGATGCGATAATTCATGGACCGCTACATACGTTAACACATTAAACGGGACTAAATTGTTTTTACCATCCCTTGATCGTAAACAAAATACAATCTGCTCACCTTTATTTACAGAATAAGACGTGTAGTTCGATTCATCTGTTCCTTCGCTTAAATTTTCAGGATTGTAGTTATCCTTCAATCTTTGTACATCCTTGTCTTTTGGATAAGATTTGGTCATTTCTATGATCAATTCTTGTAACTTTTTGTTAAGTTTGGCAAGCATGTCCGCTGCTTTCTTTTTGTCTGGTAAACTTTTTACTAAGTAACGCCTACCATCTACATCTGAAATTACATATTCTACTTCAAAATTGTAACTTTGAATGTAAAAAATTATAAATAACAGTATTATCGTAAATATTACAGAATCTGTGATATTCATGTCTATTGGTGTTCTACTTAATTTAATATATAAAAAATTGATTATACTTTAAGATAATCATTAACAACTATCTAATTACATATAATGCTTCAAAATATAGATTTACAAGTATTAGATTGGAGAGCCACTGATATAGTCGTTACTTCTAATAAAAGTTTAGACAGTGACGATGACAGTGACGACGACAATAACGACAAACAATTCGATTTCAAAAATAGTCGATCATATATTATAAAAGCTTTTGGTATCGATGAACAAGGCTCATCCGTTTCCGTTACCATCACTGATTTTCAACCTTACTTTTTCATTCGACCGAAAAAACAACAAGTATCTTCTGTTATTATGAAAAAATTACAAAAACATATTACCTCTTCATTATCACAATTTTTACTTGAAGATTTTATAGGCTTGAATGTTGTGTCGAAAAAAGAAATGTGGGGGTTTACAAACAACCAATATTTCGACTTTATTCAAATACAATGTAAAAGCATGATGTGTATGAAATCATGTGCAAAAATTGTAAAAACGACATCCTTCTGTAAATTTAATATTTACGAATCTAATATTGAACCATTCATTCGTTTTTTACATCATAAAAACATAAATCCAAGTGGATGGATACGATTGCCTAAAAATAAATGTTCAAATAACATTAATATACTTCGCACAAGCTGTGTAAAAGATATCCTTATTCAATGGAAACACGTTGAAAGTCTCGCACACAAAGAATACATAGCTCCTCTTAAAATAGCGAGTTTTGATATTGAGTGCACCAGTAGCCATGGTGATTTTCCACTCGCCATAAAATGTTACGAAAAAGTTACCAGCGAATTTATTCAATATTTTCAAAAGATTTCCAATGAAACAAATATGACTCCTTCAAGAATAATTGATAAAATATATAATGCGCTTTTGTTCTTATTCTGTGATCAAGATATTCATGAATACAAAGAACACTTCAGTAACATAATTTTCAAAAAGAACAACAGTCCGGTAGACAACAACATGTTACGAGTTCATGCGGAAGATCTTTTTAATATTCTAAATAATAAAGTCAAATTGAAAACAAATTTGTCTACACGTTATTCTGAAAATAATTCATATGATCCTATTGAAATTTTCAAAAACAGATTTAACCAATACAATAATAAAAAAAATGATGACGATGAAACAATACAGGATTCTGTTTTTGTACAATTAAACACTTTTCTCACAAAATATTTTCCAGATGTTGAAGGTGACGAGGTTATCCAAATATCAACTACCTTTCATCATTATGGTAAAACGGATTGCTATTATAAACACGTTATCACTTTAGACACTTGTGATGATATTGAAGGAATTAATAAGATAGTTCGTTGTAAAACAGAGCGAGATGTTCTGCTTGAATGGACAACGCTTATTCAAAATCACGACCCAGATATTATAACAGGCTATAACATTATAGGTTTCGATATGAAATACATATACGAGCGTGCACAAGAGTTAAGATGTGTCAATGATTTTTCAAAACTTGGACGCTATAAAAACAAAAAATGCGAACTTCAAACCAAAACGCTGTCATCCTCTGCACTCGGAGATAATTTCATGTATGTTATCGATATGGAAGGTCGGGTTGTTGTTGATCTTATGAAAGTTGTTCAAAGAGATCACAACCTAGACAGTTACAAACTTGATAATGTTGCTACTCATTTTATTCAAGGAAAAGTCACAAAAATTATCGATTCTAATACTCTGGAACTTGACTCTATTGGTGGTATTTATCCAAATTCGTACATCAAATTAAAATCGAAAGAAGACTCAATCAATGATAAATATTATGTGCAAGAAATTGTTTACGACAAAAAACAAATCAAAGTGATCAAACCGTTCTCACAAGAACAACTACAAAAAGATCCCCCTATTACATGGGGCTTAGCAAAAGATGACGTCACTCCTAACGAAATTTTCCAATGCCAAAAAGGAACAAGCGCAGATCGAGCTAAGATTGCTAAGTATTGTGCTCAAGATAGCGCTCTCTGTAACCTCATCATCATCAAGCTTGAAATAGTTGCTAATAATATTGGTATGTCCAATGTTTGCTGCGTTCCACTCTCTTACATCTTTATGAGAGGACAAGGGGTGAAGATTTTTAGTCTCGTTTCTAAACAATGTAGAGAAGACAATATCATCATTCCAGTTCTTAACAAACCATTAGAAGAGTGTATGAACGACGATGGTTACGAAGGCGCTATCGTTCTTACTCCAGATCCTGGTGTATATATCAATGAACCCATTTCGGTTATGGATTATGCGTCTCTTTATCCTTCTAGTATGATATCGGAAAATATTTCACATGACAGTATCGTTCTTGATGAAAAATATAACAATTTAAATGGTATCGAATATGTCGATATAATTTATGATGTTTTTGAAGGTATTGGTGATAAAAAAAACAAAATAAGTGAAAAGACATGTCGTTTTGCTCAGTTTAAAAACAACGAAAAAGGAATTCTTCCTAGAATTTTACAAAAACTTCTAAAACAAAGAAAAGCTACAAGAAAAAGAATCACAGAGAAAAAAATCACTACAATCGATAATGATACTTATATTGGTTTTGAACTCCCGGCAGAGGAAGAGAATACATTCGAACTTTTGTGCAATGGTGAAAATCTTGTATTTGACAAAGATGATATCATTCGCATCGAAGATGCCCATAACGATTTCACAAAAGCGGTTTTGGATGGTTTACAGCTGGCTTATAAGGTTACTGCAAACAGTTTGTATGGTCAAGTAGGTGCTCGTACAAGTCCTATTTATATGAAAGAACTTGCAGCATCTACAACAGCTACCGGGAGAAATTTGATTTTAACTGCAAAGAAATTCATGGAAGATAATTATGACACCAAAGTAATCTACGGAGATACGGACAGTATCTTTGTAAATTTTCGTCTTAACGAAAAAGAAGGACTGACTGGTCAAGAAGCTCTTAAAAAATCAATCGAACTCTCGGTAAAAGCAAGCAAAGAGTTCAAGAAAGCGCATCTCAAAGCTCCACATGAACTGGAATACGAAAAAACTTTTTATCCTTTTATCATTCTTAGCAAGAAAAAATATGTTGGCAATCTTTACGAATTTGATGTTACTAAGTTTAAACAAAAATCTATGGGGATTGTTCTCAAAAGACGAGATAATGCGAATATTGTCAAGATCATTTATGGTGGTATTATAGACATTATATTGAATGAAAGAAATGTACAAAAAGCAATCGACTTTATCAATCGTTCTCTTAAACAATTGGTAAATGGTCAATTTCCCTTGGAAAATCTTGTGATTACAAAAACATTAAAAGCTATTTACAAAGATCCTACGAAAATCGCACACAAAGTTCTTGCAGATCGTATGGGTGAAAGAGATCCTGGCTCTAAACCTCAAGTCAATGATCGTATTCCTTTCGTATATATCACCACTAAAGAAAAAAACGCTCTTCAAGGTAACAGAATAGAACATCCATCCTATATTATTGATAAAAAATTAGAACCAGATTACAAGTTTTACATATCCAATCAGTTAATGAAACCCATTTCCCAATTATTAGCTCTTGTTCTTGAAGACATCAAAGGATATCGATACAAAAACGATACAGAGTTTTTTAAAAGAAAAGAAAAAACGCTTATGACAGATAAAAAAGGCAATGTGAAAAAAGTTCAAGAAAAAATAAATACGCTTAGAATGATTGAAGTTGAAAATATCCTCTTTCAACCTATATTGAAAAAGTTAGAAGCTAAAAACCAAAACAATCAATTCATTACCAATTGGTTTCATTAATCATTTTTTTAAACAAAATAATATTAGTGTGATATAATACAACTTATCGTTAAATAGTGTCATTGTTTTGTATCATTTTTTTTGTACTACGAATATCTAATTCACCTTTCTACTATAAATTAGTTATATACAAATTACAACAATTCGTTTTCAATAACTTCTGAAAAAAGTGAACTCATTATGTTATATACATCTAAATAATAGTTTAAAGTTGATGTTACAATATCATCTGATATTTCATTAGAAAAGTTATAATATGTGTCATAAACTATATATAAACTCGATATAATAATCAACACTGTCCTTGTAAGTTTCCTAAAATTCCTTGAAGTATCTACAAACATATGGTATACAACCAATCCAATAAATACAAATGACAATGAAGTTATAGCATAATTTAATGCAGACACGTCTTTTACTCCTTTATAATGCATATACCAACCTACCATAAACAATGATACAAACATGACAAAGGTTTGTTGTATGATTTTATTAACTTCCTCTTTGGGTATATGTTTGACTATTCCAGATAACACCAAACCGTTGATATATGAAAAGGTTATGAGCAAACCAAAACGAACAAAAAAAGGTAACCATTTCATTAAGCTAATTATAAGTAAAAGTCCAAAGGACGCCAATAGTAGAACCCATTTGTTATTCACCTTTGTGTCTTTATTTTTAACAGAAGTTATAAGCGTAATAAACACTTGAAATCCCAAATTAAGTATTGTATACTTAATGAAATCTAGTTTGGTTTCAATTTGTAGCATTTTAACTTGTATCAACATTTTGTTTTTTTAAGTTGGAAATATAAGTATCTATGAAATGTGCATCATAAATAGATGTCTCTTCGTCTTCTAAAGTAATAGCATTCCCTATGTGTTCATACTCTTTTGAAAAAGGATAATTTGTAACAATGTCATTTTGTAAAACATATCGATAAATATGAATGTTTTTATGTAGGTTTAGCATTTTCTCTAATTCTTTAATAAATAAACTATCGCCTGTTTTTGGACATCCGTACAACACGACATCCAACATTTTCAGATCACTTAGTATGTCATTATGTAATTTGAATACGTCGTGCAATAAAATCAAACATGCGCTTGCACCCAACGAATGCGAACACATATAAATGCACGTATCCTTTGATTTGGTTAATATATCAACTAAATCAATCTCAGATTTGCATTCTTGTGCATATTCATTAAATCCTGTATGGATATGATTATCATTTAACTTTATGTTCAAGTTGTGTTTCCATTCTTGTCTTCGCGATGTTCCTTTGAATATAACATAGGTCGTATCTGTGTCTGTTTTTTTCACAAGAGTTTTTTTTGATTCCATATTGTATATCGTATAAAGATCTTTCACGAAAGTTGCACCGTAATAATGATGAGATTTTGCATTATAAAGCATCTTTTAAATTTAAAATTCTATTATAATATTCTAAAAAAAAATGTCTACAACATTTCAAAAATAATCATTCATTTTAAAAATAATCTCTGGAAATAATAATTTAATCAATATGAATACGGCTCTTATTCAATGGGGTACCATCTTTACTATAATACATACATGTATCACCACCTTTATATCGATAATACCATACTCAAAAAAAAATGACTCGATGAGGATCTATTACCATGATTCTCCTGCGTATATTATGTTTTTTTCTGAAATGATGTTAGGATTGTCTATTTTATTGATTTCCAAAAATGTGCTATTTCAAATATTTTTACTCACTATTTTTCAATTGTTCCTATATTATCCCATTTCGTTTGTTGATGTATTAATAGATAAATACGATTATTTGCATTTATACAAAAGATATTTTGAAGATAACAAACATTTTATCGGATTTATCCCATTAATGGTGTCTTTTATAATATACCCTATTATTAAATCAGATCATAATAGCATGTATGCATTAGCGTCTTTATTTATTTTTACGAAACTTATTACCTCTTATGAAGATCTTTGATTTTACATTGATTGTTTTGATTTTTTAATGGTAATTTTAATATTAGCACTTTGATGTAGTTCATGTAAATATTCATTTAATCGACTAATACAGTAAATCTCTTTCATTTTTCTCATACATAGAAAGTTAATAATATTAGCAAGGGTCTCGTTTTGATCGTTTATTTTCAAAGTTACAATATTATCCTCACCAAATCCTTGATTCATTTCGTCTGTCCAAGATTTAGCCTTTTGTACATCAATGTTTTCAAAGTTATAAACCAAAAAAATACGAATAGGTTTCTTGTCATTTCCATAAACTTTCATTATTTCTTTTATCAATTCATTGTACTCTTCTTTATGATCTTCTAAATGAATGTATACACAATATAGATCTTTATTGTTATATTTCATGAACATATTCACATATCCATCGATCATCGAATTTATTTTTAATGAATCATACAAGTTCACGATGGATTTAGCATGTTCTTTTTGTTTTACTAAAACGGTTGGAATCATACTGATTCTTTTTCCATTTAGATTATCCACCACAAGCCATTTAAAGTCTTTAATCTCCACATTTTCATATTTTGTAATTTGTGTTTTTCTTTCAACTGATATCGTATTTGTAAGAATATATCCTATTGACATTTTAGGATTGTAATAATATGAATCAGTTTTCATACATTCTTGAACATCTTTGTCTTCAATCAATTTACCCTTGAATCGTTCATCGTGATATATATCCACTAAATCTAACTTAAAGGATTTTGTTTTTCTCCAAATTATTCTGAAATCTGTTTTATAAATCTGAGAAACTAACAAGATATTGATGATATTGTTCAATCTCGCTTCCAAATTACCTGATATAACATAAATTATTCCTTGAAATGTAAACAATACCATTTTTTTTTAATATATGTTTATTTTATCGGATAAATAAAAGTTGAAAATTTTTACTTCACATGTTCATAAACAAATAATTGTGAGTGAGTACAATATCCTTTACAATGAACTTTATATTGGAAAATTTGGGGAATACTTGTTATCTAAACACAGCTTTACAATGTTTGTTCAGAAGCAACTCTTTGTTGCATGAAATATGTGTTTGTGACAGTGATGATATTGGTATTCTACTTTTTAAAAAGCTCATAGGAAATCTAAAAAATGAATCAAATGTAAAAGCCAAGCAATCTTTGAAGAATGTGATTACCTATATGAATCATAAAATAACCATTATGGAACTTTTTCAACAGAACGATCTTTGTGAGTTTATGATGTGTATGTTCGATATGCTTCATAACGCTTCGAAAGTACAATACGATCCAGTCAAACATTCTACACATGACATCATTCAAATCGTCACAAGAAAAAGCATGAGTAACAATATGATCAAATTAAGCAATCTTTGCGAGAAAAATATGAAAAAAGAATACATGAAGAGTAAGTACTCCTTCGTATGTAAAGAGATGAATTCTATGGTTATTTCTCAAATTAAGTGCAACTGTGGAAAACTTTGGACCAACTATGAACTACACAATCATTTACAATTGGACATCCATGGAAAAAACAATTTATATCAATGCATTGAATCGTATATAAATCCCATCTATTTTAATAAGAAAATAGACAAGGGTAATGAACAGGACCATGTTATTGAGTGGACTTGTGACTCTTGTAAAGAAAAACATGAAAGTAAAAGAATAATCTCATTCTGGAATCTTGCAAATACTTTTGTGATTTTTTTGAAGAGATTTAACATGATTGAAAGTAATAGCCCAAACGGATTTAGCTTTGTAAAGGATTCTACCCATATAGAGATTCCCAATGTATTAAATATGAGTCCTTTTGTGATCAATTCGAGGTTTACATCAAAGAGCTTGCAATATGAACTCATCTCTGTAGGATGCCATATAGGACGCATACATGGTGGACATTATTATGCTGTTTTAAAGGATACGAATAGTAACAGTACACTTACAAACGAAAGTGATGTAACCCAATGGAAAAAGGTAGATGACGAATCATCTGTTTCGATCACACAAGAGAACAAACAACATCATATGAAGAACGCATATATGCTTGTTTATTCTCAAAGGTCAATTGCTTGATTGAAAATAAGATATATTCTTCTTCCATTATAATTATCTTTTAAATTTTTTATTTTTGTAAAGTAAACATAATAAATATATAAAAATGATTCTGGCTATAATAATTAGCGTTGTAGTCCTATTAGCCGTGTATTATGCTAACAGTTTAAGAAACAAAACCCCTTTAAACCTCACCTTATTAGCACCTTCCGATAAAAAGAAAAAAGCAGAAAAAGAAACAACAGATACACCACTTAACATACAATCATCAACAATAACACCAGGAACATCAGGAACACCAACACCAGTACCAATAACACCAACACCAGTAAAAAAACCAGAAAAAAAACCTTGTGGTCTTCTTATATGTTCTGGTTTTGGTACTGATGATGAAAAATTTAAGTATATTGATTTAATTGAAAAAATAAAAAACGAGTTGAATAATATAGAGAATATATACAAACAGAAAATACACGATTTCGATAGGTTAAAAAAAGATTATGACGAATATACAACATCTATAAATATATCTAAAATTGATTTCCAAGATAAAGACAAACTACAAGAACTACAAGATACATTATGTAATATACTAACAAACACATTGGAACCAATCATAAAGGCTTTAAAAAATTTTGCTGAAACTAAAGAAGAGAGTTATCAATTGAATCAGTATAAATACATGTTTGTTATCGGTAATGATAATGGTAAAGACGATACATTGTGCTCTTTTGTCGCGGCGATCATAGCATGTAATGATAATAAAATAACAGAGGATAAAAAAGGAAAGCCTCCTTGTAATAATGCTGAACCAAAATATTTTATAAATAATTTGTTTAAGACAATAGATAAATTGAAAAATTCAAGTACTGAATTACAAACAGCCGATGCAGTCAATGAAGTACAACCACTAGTACCAGTAGC